TATTCTCCATTGATGCGGATAATTTTCCCAACAAATTTCTCAATAGAATGATTAGGTTTTGCGAAGGATCTCAATACGGGCTGAAGACCGAAAATATACGGACTTTTGAACTGAATTTTAATTTTTTGTTTCATCGTATTTCACCTCCGTTTTGGGAATATTTTTTGGCACTTAAATTTCAAAAAAAATGCTCAAATCTCTGCAAATAATTTCTGAAAAAATTGCGCAATGAAGACAAAGAAAATAGGGAGCAGAAAATCTGCTCCCTATTTATTTAGTATGAAATCTGCATATTTATCTGCTGTTTCATATAGTTTTATGTGATATTCAAATTCAGAAGTATGAAAATAATCCCAAATCGTATAATAAATCAATCCTCCAAAACACCCAATTGCAAGCAAAACCATCAGCATTGTAAACCAAAACTGAATTTCCTGACAAATTTTTTCAATTTTGTTCACATTTTTCACCTCCAATACAAAACAATAATAGTTGCAAGCATAAAACATATAGTGAAATAAATAAATGTCCAGCCGATTAGTTTAATGATGTTTAAGAATTTCATTTTAATCACCTCTCTTTTTTTTAATTTGCTACATGTCTTAAAAATATTATTCTATCTTTTTTGATCCAAATTACATCACCTCCTTCTAATTCTATTTTCTTTTCTTGGAAACGAAGATCATTGAATTTAATTATAATCATCTCTTTAAATTGATTTCCATCTTTAATCCTGACTTTTCTAAGCGAAGTTTCCTTATCTTCAAAAGTTCCCAAAATACTATCAATTTCTTTTGGGAAAAATGGAGAAAAGATTTGTCTTAAAGTTCCTGCTTTCATGTGTGGCAATTGAAGATTTATTATCAAATTTATGAAGCTCTTTAATTTTCTTATATACTAATTATTTAGCGAGGAAATTTCCCATTTCCCCGCTATTTTATTTTCTTTCTTTTTTTTCTTTTATTTTCTTTTTTTATTTTCTTTTTTTTATTCTCTCTTTTTTTTTTTACAATTCAATATCCTCAGGTTTTGTTAGACGAAGTTGGATCTTTTTGGGGAATTTTTTAAATTTTCGGAAATTTCTTTCCGGATAAACATCTCCAAATTTTTGGAGAATTCTTCCACAAGCAAGACATACTAAAACTCCTTCTTCTTTTAAACCATCTTTCCAATAAAATTTTTGATAACTTATAGGATGTTCACAACGATATCTTTTTTCCAAAAAACCTCCAAGAAAAACTACAAAGTTGTCTAATCCTCTATTTTTTAATTGTTGGCATATTTCCGAGAAAAGTTTTACTTCTTTTGGAGAAATATATTCTTCATTTTGAAATTCCTTTTCCAATTCTTTCCATTTTAGAAATTTCCGATGCAATTCTTTCAATTTTTCAAAATCTTCCACAATTCTTTCTACCTCCTTTTCGAAATTTGTTTTCTTCATTTTAAATCCCTCCTTTTGTGATTTTTTTTCTTTTCTAAAATCAGAAAATTTTTTGCAATTTTTTGAAGCCAGTTAAGGAGGATATATTTTAAATCTCTAATTATCCCAACAATCCTAACAATCCCAACAATCCTAAAAATCTTAAAAATCCTAACAAGTATAATTTTCCTAACAATCCAAAAATTATTAACAATCCTAACTATTGTTAAGATTTTAGAATATCCTAAAAAGGAGAAATCCTCTTTAGGATTTATTAAGAAAATTTTCTTTATAAATTCTAAATAAGGATATTTATCTTTAGGATTTATATAGAAAATTTTTTGTGTTAGCGCTAAAATAGGATATACTATTTTAGCGTCAATAGAAAAATTATTTATAATAGCGCTAAATTTGGGATTTTCTATTTTAACGCTATTATAAAAATATTTTTTTGAAAATCCTAAATCCTGTTGCAAGGATTTAGGATTATTTTTTAAAATTAAAAAACGCACCCTATATAGATATATAGGGTGCGGTGAGATCTCTTTATATAGCGCAATCTGACAAGCGCAATTTTTAGTATATTTTGTATTATACTTGCAATTTTGGGAAAATATTTTTTTAATCATAATATCACCAAAAAATTATTTAATTTTACTAAAATTATAGGGCAAAAAGATAGCCGGCAAAAGCCGGCTATGTAAGATTATATATATGCCTCCATAATACCCAATTCAATAAGATTGCCAATATACTCCAAAAGATCAATATCGGCAATCTTGCATTCTAACAATTTAATTTGTCCGTTTTCTCCAGCAAGAGGATCATAGCCAAAAGTTATAAATAGTTTTGGTGCAACGGAAATTTCTACTATTTCCAAATCCCCTTGCCGGCCGTCCCTTAAGATTTGGATCATTTTTATACCTCCTTTTTTATATTTCTATGATGCAATCCGTTATGTTTAGATCCTTCATAGCGCAAAATATATCCATAATATCAGTATTGCCAATATTAAAGGTTGCAATCTCTATACCTAAATTATCATAATCAACAGCAACCTCTAACTCAATACCCCACAAGTTAATTTGGTATAGGGTTTTGTCCGGTTGATCTGTTAAATTCCCTATTTTTGTGATCCTCATTTTTAATTACCTCCTTTTTTTAATTTTTGAGGCAAGGCAAGGCAAGATTTTTGTTTTTATATTATGTTATCCGGTGCTGATCCTTGCTGAAGATTTGCTTTTATCCAATCGACAATCTCTTTTTTGGTAAGGGTTGCTCTTATTTGAAGCATAAACGCGGCAATATCTGGATTATTTTTATACCCTTGATCTCTTGCTATTTGAAGTAGTGTTTTCCATATCTTTTTTACATTATCCTTATCCTCTTTTACCTGCTTGATCTTATCTCTTATCATATTTACACCCCCCTTTTTGTGTTAGCCTTGCCTTGCCTTGCCTTGCCTTGCCCTGTATATACTATACCACGCTACCACCCTATTTGTCAATAAAAAAATGCACTATTGCCGGATAATCCAGTTCACCACCACAATTTAGCATATCTTGAAAAACTTAATTTTAGCAGAATTATTGTCATAGTGATAATTTTTTGGTATAGATGAATTTTTATCTTAATAAGAATATTTTGGCGTCATTGAATTTAAACCCTATCAGAAAAAATCAAACCCTGCTGGGCGTGGCACTAGACTTGCCACAAATTTTTCCTAAAAATCCAATTCAACGCACTCAGCACCCAACCTCAGCACCCAACCCCAATATCCACACCACTTCCTTAAAAAAATTTCTTCTTTTCATCATTTTTTTCTTGACATCCCAATCATCTTATTATTAAATAATATCAGAAGAAGAAAATTCTCAAAGAAAGGAGTGTTAAATAATGAACAAAGACATAAGGATAGTCATAAGTCGTTATCCAAATACTGCAACTTGGAGCTTAATGGTAAGCGAGGTTAAAAAGAAAGAAGACAAAGAAGCTGTGAACAAAGTAGTTAAAGAAGGCAAAGAAAAAATCATCTCAATTCAGGAATTCCGTTATCCCGAAATAAGGTCTGCGGTATCGCTAGCACTTCAGCTCATAAAGCACTTTGAAGAACCGATAGAAATATATAATGAACCACAAGAAGCCATTATATAAAGTAGAAAGTTGAGGTATCAAAACATGAAAGAAACCTTACGCATGATAAACATTATATATTATTTAGTAAAAAAATTAGAAGAGAAATATCCTGGCAAACAGATAGGAGAATCGACCATACAATACTTAATGTATATATTTGAAAGAAAGATGCATGAAGATTATCGTTATGAGCTATATCACAGAGGCATATATTCTCATTTAATAGGATACTATATAGCAGCAGCGAATTCTGCAGAATTAATTACATCGAAATGGGATCCTTTGAGAGGCTACTTTCATCATACCAAGAAAGAATCATCGTATAGATTATCGAATAAAGATCGAGCGATGCTTGATACTATAGTAGATAGATATGGCAATTTCATGATTCAAGAGCTATTCGTAATAACGACAGCCATGTATCTACGCACCTTAAGACCCAACATTAATATACAATCCATAATACAAGGTATCACAGCGTTAAAACCTCATCTTTCATCAACTCAAGTGAAACAAATTTTAATCAAAGAAGGAATACAATGAGCGATAAATATACTTCTTTTTATGGTAAAGCTTTAGTCGTTACCCTGAAGCAGTATTAAAGATTAAACCCCATAAGAGAGGAGTGCTGCACATGCAAAAACAAAACTGGGTACTTGAGAACCTGAGATATTTATTGAAATGCCGAGGCTTCACATTACAAGAGCTAGCAGATCGTCTAGATGTAACTGAAGCAGGCGTTTCCAGGTGGCTAACCCGAGGGAAGATATCCAGACTTCAGCTTGATAATGCAATCGAAAAACTTCAAGAACTTTTAGACGACTATTCCCTTCGCATCAAAGCATCGGTATTAATCAATGTATTATCTCCCATAGGAGGAACCAAGAGACTAAGCAATTTATTAAAGGTAGCCCCCTTCACTATAACAACTTGGAAAAACATGATAAGGCTACCCAACTATAGCAAATCGAAGGTAATCTGGCGTGAACTAAAATGGTACCTAGATGCTTATTTATTAAAAGGTCAAATATCTGATGAAGACATAGAGAATGTAATCATAAAACTAAGAAAAAAATTCCCAGAGCTAGACATTGATATTACTTCATTAAAATCTAAGATCCTGATAGGTCACAGAAGTATAGAAGTATAGAAGTATAGAAGAACTAATTGTTGAAAAAATTATGAGTAGAAAGGAGGCAACAAAAAACCATGTACATGCTACGTCATGTAATACGTGAAGAACTAGCACGATTAATGTATAATGAACTAACGAAAGAAAACGAATCACGCAAAGAATTTGAGGAGTTGAATGAATTTGAACTAACGGATTATTACAACCTAGCTGACAGGATCCTAGTAATATTTGACAAATATGGTGTAAGGATATGATGATAAACTATGGTGATTTAGACAACCCCTACACATGGCGTGAGCTACGTAGTAAAAGCCGAGGCTTACGTTATTTTGAAATCATCACCATAAAATTGTATAATAATGGAAGGAGGACAATGATTAATAATGAAGACAAAGTCAGACTGGCTAAACAAGATTCATCAAGGTGATGCATTAGAGGTACTAAAACAAATGCCAGACAATTTTGTAGATTGCATAATAACCTCACCTCCGTACTGGGGTTTAAGGTACTATGGGGAAAGCACTTTCAAGGTATGGGATGGTGATCCGAACTGTGAACACGAATGGCAATTCCAGGAAGGAATGCGATATCGTGGTGGTACAAAAAACAGCATAGGCAACTTTAAGGATCACCTACATTTCACGCAACGATTTGCATTCTGTAAAAAATGTGGTGCATGGTATGGTCAATTAGGATTAGAACCAACATTAGAAATGTATATTGATCATCTATTACAAATAACCGCTGAATTGAAACGTGTATTAAAGGATACAGGAGTAATGTACTGGAATCATGGTGATTGTTATGGTGGCAGCAACTGCGGCAGATATGATTGGCGTGAGACTGCAAGCATTTCAAGATCTGAATTATATAGATACAAACCTTCCCCGCAATCGAAACTAAAACCAAAATGCTTAGCGCTACAAAATTATAGGTTAATATTACGCATGATCGACGAGCAAGACTGGATATTACGTAACATAGTAATTTGGTATAAACCAAACCATTTACCGGACAGCGTGAAGGATAGGTTCACCAGAGCATATGAACCCATATTTATGCTGGTTAAAAATAAAAAATACTGGTTTGATCTAGATGCTGTAAGGGTCGAATATGAATCGGATACTATGATAGAACTACTGAACGGACATAATTCAGAAGAATTCATCATCGGCAAAAACCCAGGCGATTTATGGACAATACCAGTACAACCTTTCAAGGATGCGCATTTTGCAACCTTTCCACCTAGATTAATTGAACCAATGATTAAATCAAGCTGTCCAAGATGGGTTTGCAAGAAATGTGGTAAACCACGTGAACGAATAATTGAAAGAACTAAAGTAATTAAACAAAGCGAACCCAAACCTTATACTGCTGATACCGAATTTATAACACATGGGACATATGATAGTACCTTACATGCAGTAGCGATACGTAAATGCATCGGCTGGACTGATTGTGGTTGCAATGCAGGCTGGGAAGCTGGTATTGTACTTGATCCATTCATGGGTTCAGGTACAGTAGCTATAGTAGCACAACGATTAGGTAGAAATTGGATTGGCATAGAATTAAATCCAGATTATATAGAAATCGCTAATAAACGATTAGAACAGGAATTTGGATTATTCCACAATAAATAAATGAAAAGGAAGGAGGATGCTAGAAATTCAAAGGATGAGGGAATATGCCCATCACCTCCAACCCACATTCCCTCACTCGGACAACTGAATATCGCTCAAAAGTATATGTGTGGTGTATGCCGCCTGCCTTTCGCTCGCTTACTTGCCTTCCACATCCCTCCCTTCTTCAGGAATAAATTAAAGTGCATCACCACACATATACCACCTTGCCTGTGATTTAGCATCCTCCTTCCTTTAATGTTCTAAAATAAAATAAGGAGGTGTTAGAACCAATGCGTGATTATGTAATAAGTAATCATGAGATAGTAGTCTATAATCCATCCGCTTTGAAGGTAGATGTAGATATTTATGATGATTCAGTGTTCTTCTATATCCCATACCAAGATATCACACTTCAATTCAAAGCTGATATCATAACCGAGGATGATAACCGCAGCTATGCAATTTATTTCAGCATGATGTATGACGAAACAGAATCACCTATGGTCTTAGTATCAAACGGATTATTAGTACTTCAAGGTATTCTAGGTTTTGAATTAGGTTTATCAACATGGAACGCTATGATTGAATACCTAAATAATCTAGGTAAGGATGAAGCTCCTGCGCCATAGTAGTTTAATATTATTAATATTTCTACAATCCTGTGCAGTTAATTTAGTAGAACCACGAATCATGCAATTAGATAACCTAACATTAGAACAAAAATTAAATGCAATTAATGTGATAGAATCCTTAAATAAGAGGTATAATATAATTGGATTAGATGAATTCCATTGCAGTGATCGGGTTATATATCTAATTACTTCAAACGAATATGATATCCTAATGCGATGGTACGAAAACGATTCAAAAGGCAATCCAATCAATTCATGGAGCTATGAACTAATTAAATCAGATGGTAGAGGCACAGGTTGGGAGGTATTAATGTATCCAATGAGGGAGTAGTTCTAGGTAAAATGGTGAATTTAGCTCGTAAACGTAAAGCTGAAGATAAGGTATGCCAGTTGATAGAACGAGAATTATATCTTGAAGCAGGCGAATTAATCCTATCAGAAAATCTATGGGAAATGTTCATAATGATAGTATTGAGGATGGATTTGCAACCATTTCATAGGAAAATGTTCAAATTTCAATTAGATAATAAAGAAACATTAGTCTTAGGACCGAGAGGATTTGGTAAAAGCTGGATTTGTAATAGAGCTTTTGTATTATGGAATATATTAAAAAATCCAGATATCAGATTAGTAGTTGTATCAAAAACATTAGCGCAAGCTAAACTACAACCTAACGTAATGAAACTACATTTCCAAGATCCAGTATTTATTTCATTTTTTGGTGAATGGTACTCACGAGATTTACAATGGGATCAGTTAAGGTTCACTGTTAAAAAACGAACTAAAATATTGGATACACCAACATTAACAGCATTGGGTTTGGAATCAACCATCAGAGCAAGGCATGTTGATTTAATAGTATGCGATGATTTGGTTGATAAAAATAATTGCAGAGGTATAGCAGCTGTACGTACAATTGAAACATTCATTAACGAAATCTTACCAATGATGCTAGCAGGTGGTAGAATTCATGTAAATGGTACAACACATTCACCCGAAGATTTACATGCTTACATTATGAAAAACAAACTAATGAAAACATTAAAAATTAAAGCTTTATACTACGATTCAGAAGGTAAACCACACTCAATTTGGGAATCATTCTTCCCAACGGAAGAATTACTACGTAGGAAACGTATCATGGGTACTTTAAGATTTAATCTTGAATACCAGATGGATTTCTCACAGCTGGAAGGTAATATCATCTCGCCATACTGGTTGATAACAGATAGAACTGATTTCGATAGATCAACCTGGTTAACTGGTATAGGCATAGATCCAGCTTCAGGTTCAGGACCTGATGAAACATGTTTCGTTGTAGTAGGTATTAATCCAGATTACCCTGAGAAGGTATATATACTTGATTATTTAGCAGGCAAATTTAGTTATGAACAGATTAAATCACATTTAATTAATCTTGAGCATAAATGGAATACAAAATTCATTAATATGGAAGTAACAGGTTTCAAAATGTTACATGATCAGTTATTACAAGATGGTTTCGATATTAAAGGTAGTATAGCATCAGAAAGCAAGGTAATGAGGTTTACAAAATATTTGACAAAATTTGAGAATGGACACATAATATTTAATGAGGAAATAGATTGGGATAAAATGTTTACACAATTATTAACCTTCCCACATTCAAAGCATGATGATTGTGTAGATGCGTTATACTATGCTCTTGAAGGTATATCAGAACGCACATTTCGCCCACCTATCAAGATTGAAACAATCCAAATGAAACCCAAGGTAATTAAGGTATTTACATGATGAAGAAAGGTGGTTAGGATAAAAATGCCTACGCCTAAAGGTACGGTAACTACTGATAGATTATTTACTAATAAATTAAAACCCGCAGGTAGATTATCATTCCCATTAATTGAAACAATTTATGAGAAGGTAGCTATAGTACGTCAATGTGTAGATTTCCTAAGTAAACTAGCTGGTGAAGCTATATGGTTTGTTGCAGGACCCGATCCTTCAGCATGTAAAGAAATCGAAGATTGGTTGAAAGCAATCAATGTAAACTATGAAGATTTAAATGATCTAGTACAGAAAATCGTATTCGATTTAGTCTTATATGATATTTCATTCATTGAAATAGTACGTACTAGAGGACATGAAATTGTAGAGCTATGGGTACGTGCGCCGCATCATTTCGAGATTGAGGTTGATGACCACGGCAGGATTCTATCATATATTCAAAAAATTGAAGGTAAGGAAATTAAATTTAAGCGTAATGAAATTATTCATATGGTTTATCATACACGTAGCAACAAAATTTGGGGATTTCCAATATTAAATACAATCGAGGTTGAGGTTGCTTCATTAGTATTAGCTTCACGTAATTTAATGGATTACTTAGGTGGTACCACACCTGATGGTATCTTGTTAGTACCTTATTTAAATGATGAAGAATACGAAAAACTAAAACAACAGCTTGAGGAAGCGCAAGAAATACCTATCATGCGTGGTGTAACCTCAGATGACGTATCATGGATTGAGCTTGCTAGTAAATTTGATTATAAATCATATCCAGAAGTGAAATTACAGCTTGAATCAATTGTATTTCAGAATTTCGGTATTAATCCCGGTGATTTTGGTTATGCAACTGAAACTACTTCTAAAACTAACCTACCGTTCTCTGTAAAGATAACTACTGAACGTACTATTAAACCATTATTAAGTATTATAGCACGTAAATTAACTAATCAGTTGATAGTACCATCATTTGGTGAAGAATATTCATTAAAATTCCTAGTCTCATCACCGGGTGAGGATGAAATTATTTTACGTAGTATATCTGATGCAATACGTTATGGTGCAATTACAATTAACGAATCACGTAGAATATTATCTAGGATTTATGGTATTAATCTACCTGAGGTAGAGGATGGGGATAGGAATATCATGATACTTGGTAATAAGATTGAAAAATTACCGATTGAAGAAGTAAAGGATGGAGCTGAATGAATGATGCAGCATTCAGGCGAAAATTTAGGTAAACGAATTAAATTGAATGATATACTACATTATTTTGAATCATTCATTGTTAAGGATCCTTTTGTATATCTAACAGGCGGGATCGTTTATGATAAGGAAGGTACAACAGGTGATATAGATTTCTTGATTAGAAGCGAATCATTACCAGAAGATTTAGATATACCAATTAAATTTAGGATACTGCGTAATATGCCGAAGGAACTAGCACTACGTGCGCATTTCATATATGATAGGTTTCATGGACCGTTTACATCATATTATCCATTATATAGATTGAAATTAGAACGAATAGATGATAGTAAAATAATAGAATTATCATATAACTCTACTGACGGATTGGATTTATCCAATTTAAGTAAGGAGGAATTATTATTCCTAGAAGAATTAATCAAACGAGAACTAAAATTACGTAATTATGATTCAGTTTTTGATGAGGAGGAAATAGAGGGAGGTTTTTAAAGATGCCTAATATAAATGATTTATTAATTAAATTCCTTGAAGGAATTACTCGAGGAAATTGGGATTATGATGTTGAAGCATTAAATGGTGGATTACCAGTCTCAGAATTAGAAAAATGGATTTCTAAACCTCAAAGAACTTATACAGGATGGAGTTTTGATGAATCAGGTGAATTTTGTATTACATTGGATTTATCAGATGCTATTGAATATGATGTAAGATTTATTTATACAGGCGCAACTGATGTAGTAATAACAGTAGAATTTCTTTACAATCCATCTACTAATAGTTTACTGTATAGGACTGTAACCCTTTCAGATGGTTATGATGCAACCCTTAGAAGTGATTCTACGAGTTGGGGAAATATTATGAATGAATATTATCCAACAGGAATTCAATTTACTTTCTATCTAGATACAAACTGTACTTTGATTATAGATTTCGTTAAAATGATTTGGGATTTTTCGTTCACTTCATGAAGGTGATGTACTATGAAATCTCTTAAAAGGATTCAGATTTCTGATAATTATTTCACCAATGGTGATTTAAGTGATGGTTTAAACGGATGGAGTGGTTGGAATCAAAGCTCAATTAATCTCCTATCGGAAAACGGAAAGAATTTCATTAGAGTAAAGAATCAAACTATAGGTTTTGGTATATATCAATATATAGAACTTGAGCCGGGGTATTATGTTATCGGTTGCCAAACTCGATGGGATTTTTCGGAAGCTGAAAATACTTATCACACAGGACTTAAAGTTCGTTTTAGAAACGATAGATTGAGAACTTTTGATGATAATCACATATCTGTGAATTATACAGAATTTACGAATAGGTTCCATAATTATGACCCACCGAATTGTGATTATTCTACTTATAAATTACGTTCCTTACCGCGTGTAGAGAATGAATTCCAAGTTTCAGCTGTATGTTTCAAAAATATTGGACATTTTAAAGGTTACATTGGCTTTCAGCAAAATGTTCGCAATACCGCTGCTCAATTTGATTATACAAATTTCTTCCTTGTCAAATTAGATAATTTTATACCTATTTTAGGAATAATAGTACATTTTCCTGAAGTTATGGAATATAATGGAGAAAAAACTGCAAATAGAATAAAATCTAAATTACGTAGAAGATGTTCTCTCTCTCTTAGACCTATCGAGATTTATCAGGAACCCAAATGGGATATTTTCACGATAAAAGATTTACAAGAATCTTTTCATCGAGTTTATGGATATTCTAGCACTTATGAAATGGAAAGTGATCGATATATCAAAGATGATAAAAAGCGAATTACAAGCCCCACCCAAGCAATAACTACCCATCCTGATTTTTCTAAAATCGAAAGCGTTCGTGATAACGGATTTCAATATGATTTGTCTTTAAATTCAGTAAATACCAATAGACATTGGATTAATCTAGTGAATCAACATTTTGCAAACAAATATGTATTTCAATTAGGGCAATTACTCGCTTCTAAAGAAAAACCTTGGGAGATAGATGAATCTCACTTAACGGTTAAAGGGATAGAAGATAATGGAAAATTGGATTTTCTAAAACAATATCTGATAATCTTGAAAAATCTAACCGGAATAGCAAGTATAGTGATTCCAGGAATTGCGGATTCAATTTCTAATTTGGGGGAAGCGGAATTTTCTGTATTTGATTATGAATTTGATAAGGTAATTGAAACCATAAAAAAATCAGGATGGATCCCAGTTAGATTAGAAGATATTTGGAAATTTTATGAAAGGATAGTTTCTGAGTTATTTTGATTCGATGGAAAGAGGGAGTGAGCTAGGATGTTCAATACACTAGATGAATGGCGAGAATTCTTTGAAAAATTAAATGTTGAAGGTGTGAAAACCTTAAGCGATTGGTTTGCAAGTAATACATATTTACCTGTTAATCCTACAATGCCATTATCTGGGGTTTCGATCGAGACTTCAGCTAGTTTAATCACTATAAATGTTTCAGATTATTCTAAATATTGGTTGAAATTCGATAATGAAGAAGGGACAGATGCTTTAGTCACACTTTCAAAATGGGATTTAACATCACCATATACGATTTTTATCACCTCAGATACAGTAAGCGCAACATCAGCTTGGGAATATACTGAATCGGAAAGTTTATATCCAGCATTAGTAATTGAAGTCAGCGGTGTTGTGACATATACAATTAGGTTGTTTGGTAGGTGATTCATCATGCAGCTTCTCAGGATTGGAGTAAAAATTTCATATGTTGATATAGCTGAACTTGCAAAATTAGTATGTAGTAGATTAGCAAAATATTTTCAAGAAAATGGGTATAAAGTAGTTTTTGTTGAACTCCCATTTCAATTAAGGAATATCCCTGAAGTAGATATGTTAATAACATTTGGGGAGATTTTAGGTGAAAACTCCGAAGAACGTTTACGAAATTTACGAGGAAATATACCAATTTTTCACTTTATTCCTTGGAACGTATATCCACCCTCTGTAGGCTATTTTTATAATTCAGATGAGGATTGGGGATATTATTCTGATCCTCTTTGGGGGGGTGCAATTATTAATGTAGAAGGTTATAGCAACATCATACCATGGTTGACCACAAATCAAGAATCCAATACATATATCATTGCAGGTATGGTAGGGACTGCTGAAGGGTGGGAGGGGTTTGGTCAAGCATATTATTTCCATGATTGGACTAATAATCCAGAACTATCATGTGATCCGGGTTTGTTATTTTTAAGAAAATACTTAGTTGAAATGTTCCCGGAACAATTTGGTAACTTAAGTAAGATACGATTTGCATTTGATATTGAGGGATTTCCAATGGCTTTTGCTTCTCTTTCTCAATTAAAGGATGAAAATGAAAATATTTATATTATTGAATTTTTCAAAGAAGCTATAAGCAAAGGTATGAAATTTACTTGCGCTATTGCTGAAACTATTATCCTAAATGAGAAAGTAATAGAAGAAATTCGGAAATATATCAAAGAGCATTATCAAAATTTTAGATTACATATTTATATGGATTTTGCTTTTCAGTTTGAAATACATGATTTTCAAGGAACCGAAGAAAATTATCTTAAAGACATCTCTAAAATATATCAAGTAAATTTACAGGATTTATTAGGTCGTCACTGGATAGCTCCACATTGCATTATTTCACCCAGTATGGCTGAAATTTTGAGGAAATACGATGTCAATTCAGTTAACGCTACTAAAATTATGCCCTATAATGGTGAACGTGAATCAAAATTAAAAGAAGTTCATCCAATAAAGACTGTGGATACTCGATTACGCAATCTTTATATTTATGGTTCACCCAGACTAGGTGTTGAATTAAATGGTTATGAGGAAGCATATGATATCGAAGATTTGGTTCTGAGTCAAACCAAAGCGCTAGTTTATAATGAAACACCTTTCATGGATGCAGATAATTTCCACATGCATGATGCTTGGGAATTTCCATATGGTTGGAGAGTATTTAGAATGTTATGGAACTTTTTAAGTAAATTTGATGGACATTATGAGTATGTGTTTGGATGTCAGAAGAATAAATTAGCATGAGAAAGGAGGATTAATTGCAATGATAGTAATCTTTCGAGATGAGTATTCCCCTGTTGGAACTGCAATTCGACAAATATGTAATTCTTGGGGTAATCATATAGCTTATCTATCATCTGATACTATCTATGAGGTTGGATGGTTTGGATTTAGGAAGACATCTTCTACTGAAAGATTTAGATATAAGAAGATTGGACCTCTCACTTTATACAAAATAAGAATATATGAAATTGAAAATGCACCAGAAGGTTTCGAAGAAAAAATAGTTGAGTTCTTCGAGAAAAAGATTGCTGAAAAACGTAAATATGATTTTCTACTCTTAATCGTTACAGGAATTGGAATAGTATTAAAAATTCCTTTTTCGATAATATTCAAAATTAATCTAAAAGATAAATATACTTGTACTGAAGGTATGGCAGAGGCTTTCAAGTATGCAGGTATGGATATCAAAGTAGAAGATTATTTAACCCCTGATAAATGGGAGAATGCTCCATTCCTTAAATTGAAAGGGGAATATTGATATGGATTTCCTGAAATGTACGTTAGCTACAATTCAGGGATACAAAACCAAATACCTTGCTGAACGTTTCAAAGATCAAGCTGAAAAATCTAAAGAAGAAGATAGAATTAAACTAAATCGATTCTTCTATGGAATGAAACCTGTAAGAGTAACAGTTAAAGGCGAACCACAAAGTTTGGAAGCTGTATGGGAATTAATCAAGGAAGACGATATGCCTATTTATATATCAAAGAAATATGATGGATATCGAGTCTTGATTTTTAGAGATAAAAATAAAGTCAAGATAATTTCTGAAGATGGAACTGATCATACAAGAAAATTCCCAAATATGGTGAAGGAATTATTAAAACTCAAGGTTGAGCAATTCATTCTTGATGCAGAGATTGAATGCTGGATAAACGGTGAACATCAACCACGTGAAGCTGTAGCAGCTTATGTACACAGACTTGGAGAGGTTGATGATTCTAATTTCATAGCTAATGTATTTACTTGCTTGTACTATGGCAAAATTGGAGATTTACATCGTGCATTTGAAGAGGTTCGGCAGGAATACTTACGTAAATTAGGTATTGGATATTCAACTTTAGAAATTCCGGATGTAAAAAATCATAAATTAAATGAGGTACCTAATATCGAATTAGAAGATTATGATTTTGATAAATTTAAAGAAATATGTGAAGAATTATCGCATAAGCCTGGTTCTGAAGGTGTCGTGATAAAAAAACATAATGCAAAATATTATTTAGATGTAAATTCAAGAAACGGATGGCTTAAATGGCATAAAGCATTCCTTGTAGTAGTTGAAATTTTAGATGTACATGAAACAAAGACAAAAGGAGTTTATAATTATACTATTGGATTAACTTCGAAGTACTCGGATTACTTCGAGGATGTACAAGATGGCAAAATAGTAATCGGACGAACTTTTAATACAGATGTCAAACTAAAGAAAGGTGATAGAATCATAATCGAAGGAGAACAAATGAACTTAATAATTGATAATATTAAGGGAAAATTCGATATTGGGATATGGGCGCCTAGAATTATAGATACCACAAAGAGGCGTACTTCTAATTTAGTTAATGCACTTGAGGAAGCATACAAGAATGAGGTATTAGTGATGAAACTAATCACTCGTAAGGATGAGATTAAATTTATACAACCAAAGAATTTCAAGGAGGTTATCAGATTATTACAATCCCATTTCTCAGAAAAGATTCAAGAAATAGATAAATATAATCCAGAAAGATTACAAACCGAACAATTACGAGATGATTTCAGAATTGCATTAGCTTGGTATAGCAGATTAGAACAAGGAGAAGTAATATCTGGAATAACAAAAGCTAAAGTTAAAAGATTGCTGAAACAGATTATGGAAGAATTAATTTCAAGGAGAAATACTACTTTCCATCCTGAAAAAATGAAACCAGTTTCACGAAAAATCTTCTTAGAAGTATTGTTTGAGATAGCAGATGATTTCATTGAACTAGATCGTGAATCTATCCTTAAGATAATCAATCGCAAACGATTTGAGCTTCCTCCAAATACCAAACTAGGTTTAGTTATATTTGGTGATAGAAGAAACTGGCTAGGTGCAATTCACGCAAGAACTGGATATGATTGGTATCTGGTTTGTACATTCAAAATTCCGAAAGATTTGAAAGCTAAAGATTTGGATATCACTAAAGATTATCTCACACCCAGTGATCCATATATGAGATTACCAGATGAAGATAAACGATGCAAGTATGTAGCACAACATCATTTCAGAGGACGTACTTGCCATACCGATCCACGATTTGAGTTAGTTAAAAATGAAGTTTTAATTAAATTCACGCTAGCGGACTTAATCAAAGATACTATAAAAGAACCTGTATTAACACTTGAGCAGGCTAAGAAAATTGATGCTGAATCGGAAAAATATTTTAAAATAAATTGGCAGACAGGTGAATGGAAAAAACGTAAACGTGATTCAAAATTAGTTAATGTTGAGATAGCAGCTGTGAAAGCTGCACCGGAACCATTTGAATGGTTAGAATTTGAAGGAGTAGTACCTCCCGGCAAAGTTGGTGCCACAAAAAATTATCCCGGTGTATTTCATATCATAGATCGAGGATATGTGGAATATGGTGCGCAAAAACCATGGTTTCATGAATATTTCCTTGATGGTAAAGTAATGAATTATAGATTAGTATTCAGAAGGATTAAAAATATCTGGAAAGCTTTAGAGAATGAAAAATTTAAATCATTAGATATACCCGAAGATATCCTTGAAGTGCTTGAGTTTGATTATAATAAATTGTATTCCGAAGATGAGTTACCATTCTATAGAAATGAGATTCTGGAAGAATTAGAGAAATTAGCTGAAGAGGTCTTACCACCTTCAGAAGGAGAATTTGGACGTGGTGAATATGGATGGTTAGCAATAAAACCAGATGATCAAGAACCTTATGTATTATCAAAACGTGCTGTAGATGAAGGTTGGATGCCACCAGTAGGATTCTCAGCTTTACCTAGATATATTAGAAGACAGATACCCAAAGAATATAGATATTGGACTGTAGGTAATTTAGAAGGTGCTTTAACTGTAAGGAATGAATTAGTTGAATTAATTAAGAAAGGTGAAATTCAAATTGAATATGAGCGAAGTAAATCAAAAGAGATAGTTTGTCAAGTTAAAGGACGATTTGTTTATCAGTACATCTATTACAAAGGTCCATTAGTGGTTAGAGTTTCACCGTCGCTTAGGTATTGGGCTATTAGATATTCGGTTGGCAATAATCATTATGCGATAATACTTCCAAATAAAATCGAAGATGTCGTTAGATTTGGCGGTGATGAGGTATATATCAGAAAAGAAAAAGAAGATTATTCAAATCTTCATGGTTACATACCACCCAATCATCCTGCTAATGAAACTAAAAACACTGAAATGTTTGTTGAAAAACTTGATAGTGGGGGTATAATAATTTATGAAGATTCAGTAGGAATCAAGAAGATTGAGTTCAAGGGAAATCGTGTAGAAGGTGTATTCTTATTTGAAAAGAAAGGTGAAGCTTGGTTTATGAAGAAGGTTGAGAAATCGCCTGGCTCTGAAAGGGGGTGAGTTCATGGGCATAACTGTTAACGAAGTTAGAACAAAAGAATTCGAAGGATATTTTGATATAGTACGAAGCTATGAATCCGAAACTAAGAAAGATGAAGAGAAAGGAGATAGAATAGTTGAGGGATATATCTTAATGGTTGAAACACCTGATAGAGAATTTGAAATTATCTCTAAGAAAGCAGCAGAACGAGCATTAGAGTCATTAAAATTCTGTAATACCGTATTATTTAATCATGAAAAAAATTATCCTATAGGCAAACTTTTAGAGTTTAAACTTGACGATAAAGGAATTAGAGTTAAAATTATGATAGATAAATATAATGATTGGATTTGGAATCAAATCACTCAAGGTATAATTAATTCATTCTCATACAGAGGCCGAGTAAGATATCATGAGGAATGGAATGAAGAACTCAGTAGAACAATCCTTGTATGTGATGACTTAGAAATATTTGAAATCTCATTAGTTTCATTACCAGCTCAACCATTATCAAAGATAATGAGTTATTATGTATCGAAGGCATTGGAGGTGGATGATATGGTTGTTGGTAATCGTGATGATGATCTTAAGAAAAAGAAGGATGAGGATGAGCAGACTAAGGATGTAACTAAAGATACTGATGACACCATTGTGGATAATCCTACTAATGAAGGAGATGAGCCACAGAATGCTTCTCAGGGTGCTAAGGATACTCAGAAATCTGCTGATGCAAAGGATCAGGATACGACTAATGAAACTAAAGATCAGACGAAAGAAGTAGATAATTCCAGAGAAGATGATACAAAGGAAGATAATGAAAACACAGATGATACTGAAATAGAAAAACTAAAAGATTTGGTTATAAAGAGTGCAGATACTATACAGAAAGTGATAGCACTTCTAAAGACACTCAAAGGTAAAATTGATGATAAGAAACTTAAGGACAAGATTGATGCGATGATTGAAGAGCTTCGGAAACTCAGTGAGGAGTATGGTTATCCATATCCTTATCCAACCAAAGAACTCGATATTGAGGAAGTAACTAAGGATATTCTCAATAAAATAGATGAAAAGATTAAAGCATTTGAAACAAAAATGACACAATTAATTGAAGATGTCGCCGAATCTGTACCCGTTAGGAAAGGGTTACAGCCTCGTGACGACAAACCCGAAACTAAAGACGTAATAAAAGAAATAAGAGAAAGACTAAAAGAACTGACACCTGAAGAAAGGTTACGTACAATCCTTGAGTTGAAAGAACGATATGAGAGGTGATGACGCATGCAGGTAGATCCCATCGAAGTATTGAAAGATCTTAATATGGATTCCTCTGTCGATTGGGGTGCTTTAGAAGACGAACAGCTACGTGACTATGCACGCTATATCAATGAAGTGCGGGCAGTTGTGCCACGTAAGCGTGGTAGCGGTCGTGGTTATGATGTACGTTATCATGTATCACAGACCGATCCTTATACAACTCAATCATTACTAGCAGAATTTGCAGATGACGATACTTCGCTTGATGAGGAAACAGGTACTGTATATCTCAAGAGCTTTAACTATGTGAACTTTGGTATGAAAGGTAAAGTATATCAGGCAGATATTGATAAAGGAAAAGAAAAGACTGACCTATTACAGGATGAAATACAATTCATAATAAATCGAATAGTTGAGCGTGAGACATGGCTAATGTTCTGGGGACGTGCTGATGCTACTACTGCAATAACTGAGATGAGTGGTCTGTACTATTACTGTGCTAATGCTACTACTGAGTTCAATATCGGTGATGATAGGGTTATCCAGATGGGAAGCGATGCTAATGCAGCTACACTAACATTGACTAAACTTGATGAGCTAATATCTTCAGTGAAGGGTAAGAAGAAAGCAATATTCTGTTCTGAGGGTGGACTCCGTGAGCTTAAAGGATTGGTATATGGTTATCTATCATTAAATACAACTGAAGTTGATCCCGGTATCAAAGTTCCTTCTTATGAAGGTGTCCCCATCTTTGTAACTTCTGCAATACCTGATACTATAACACTTGATCCTAATGGTCTAATATCAAGTGCTGCAGCTAGTGGTCTTACTAGATATCAGCTCTGGGGTGGAGACTCAACTGCATTCTTCTGCGTGAATCTTGATAATGTATTCTTCGTTGATTTGGTACCACTTAAGAAAGAGTCATTAGGTAAGACTTCAGCGCAGGTTGAAGAGTTCGAAGTATATGAGCGTAGTGTACTTGTAGTGAATGATCCTTATGGTATAGCTGCTCTGGTTGGTGTGAAGCGCACCTTGTAACATAAATTTAAAATTGAATCGGGAGGGAAGATTATCTTCCCTCCCCACCCCCAATTTTTTAAAATTCTGAGGTGATTTAGCAATGTCTAAATGGAGAATTAAATCAACTCGTTATTTAAGTTATCGTCAATATGTTGCTACACCTTTTGGTCCTGTAATGTTTGAGAATGGGGAATTCATTACTGACGATCCAAATATTGCTAATCATTTCATGATACGTCCTAAGTTTGATGTTGAATTGATTCCTGAAGAAGAAAAGGTTAAAGTAGCAGAGTCTTCCACGACTAAAACCAAAACCACTAAGAAAAAGAAAAGGAAGAAATCTAAGTGATGAGGAAGGTAGTTGAATATGCTGATAGATGTTTCCACAGTACGGGAATATTTTGGCTATTCAACAGATTTTATTTCTGATTCAGCGTTATCTAATGTGATTGGTTATTCTCAAAAGATTATAGAACGATTATGTGGTTACTCTAAATTGGAAGATGATGGAGAAGATATCATAGATAAATTCTTTACGAAGAAGAATACAGTATATTTATCAAGTATCCCGGTAGCGACTATTTCAACCATCACGATAGATGATATTTCTTGGAATCTAGATCAGTTCTACATTATTGAGAAGAGTGGAATGATTAGATGCAAAAATTCTTTAAATACAATCATTCCTCATTTCTGGGAAGTTCAATATAGAGCAGGTTATACCTCATTCACTGTTCCTGATGATTTAAAGTTTGCAATTCTTGAGCTTTCTGGATATATTATAAATAACAAAGGAGAATTCGATATTCGAAGATTAAAGATAGGTGATATGACGTTAGAGAAAATTTATCAATATGGTATTCCACCATTTATTAAATCAATAATAGATTCTAATTCCATCAGGGTGAGATAAAATGAGAATTTTTCAGTCTGGTCAATTATATTCATTTAGCCCAAGTCTTTTTGATTCCCTCCCTCAAATAGATTTGGATCTTGAATTAGCTACGGTTTCATATCTAAGATTTGTATCTACTCAGGACTGGGATTTGATTACGATTTCAATTCAGGGATTGGACGAAAATTTAAATTTAATCTCAGAGGTTATTACGATTGATAATTCTTCAGTTGGAGAATCAGAGAATGCATATTCTGGAATCTCTCAGTTATTCACAATCCAAACCGTGAATTTTGAAACACAGTTAATTAATCCAATAGGTGAGCGAATCCCGACATTAAGCCTCGAAGCTTCTGTTTTATTGACTATTCGTGAATCAGAAATTTTCACTACTCCATTTGGAATGATTGAACAGCAAGGTCCAGTTGCTTATATCAAGACTTATAAGAATCTTTCAGTTGGAGATATAATCTATTCAAATGATAATTATTATAAAATTGTTTCCTTGAATACATTAGAGCATGGGATGAAATATTATACTTGTAGAATTGAGCCATTAGGAGAAGATTTTGTATTTCAACTAAAATAAATTGAAGGAGGGATTTTGGATGTACTCAATTTGCATTGTAACTCATAACCAACTAAATCATTTATATAATCTACTCAAACAATTAACTCCAATTAAAGAAAAGTATAAAGATAATTTAGAAATTATTGTCATAGATACAAATTCACAGGATGGGACTCGAGAGTTCATACGTGGTTTTTTAAAGAAGAAAAAGGATTTTTTGCGATATGAGAAAATCGAATCCGATAGATATCAAATTGGGATGAACTATGCAGTAAAACTGGCCAAATTTCCTGAAGTAATATGTATGGATGCTGATATAGAAGTCCCTCAAGATTTAATTGAAAGATTTCAGTTTTCCTATGCATTAGCTAGTGAATTTACTAAAGATAAATTTGGACCTGTTGCCGCCATAATAGCTTCGGGGGTTGGATATGTGGGCAATCCTGCTCAGACTTCTTTAAAAAAGGGGTGGGAAGAAATAGATATTAATGATCTTCAACGTAATTGCGAACCAAGAGTTCAGGAAATTATGCTCGCCGCTAGTTATTGTTTTTATGTTAAGAAAAATGTATTTGAAAAATTGGGAGGATTTGATACTCAATTCTCATATCATTTTAATGACAATGATCTCTTCATTAGAATGTGGCAAAGTGGTTATAGTGTTTACCTTACAAGATATTTAATAGTTAAACACAAAACTCGAAATTCGCATATTAATTGCGAAGATGGAATAAAATACCTTAAGAAACACATTCCACAAAACTCAGATCGTAATATTTTTTTCATTCAATCTCATAATAGAAAGAAATTATTGGAGAAAACTCTTAATAATGCATTGAAGTATGCTGATGAGATAGTAGTAATAGATAATGAATCAAAAGACGGCTCCAAGGAACTTATAGAGGAATATTCAAGAAAATATAATAAGATTAAATTAGTTAACTGGGACAAAAAAATTAATTTCAGAGAGATATTCCAATGGGAAATCGATTACTCCTTGGAATGCAATATACCTTGGAGATTTTGTCTTGATGATGATGAAATAATGTTAGGGAATGAGGATTCTTTCCGCAAAGTATTGAGAACAGCGCTTCCATCTCAGCTAGTGCATGCTTTTCCTTGGATGGTTTTTCATTCAGATTTCATTATACAATTTAAATTCGATGAAATTGCTTATCGAGGAAGTCGAGTTTTTCCCAATAATTATGTTTTTGGTCCCGATAATGAAGTTCAGGTTCATTCCATCCAGCATCCACTCCAGCGTATTCTGAATGGAATTTTTGCCTCTAATCATTCTATAGCTCATTTTTGGGCGTATAATAAAGAAGAGGTAAAACGTAAATATGAGTTTTATAAAAATATAGATCCAAATCCTAACTATGTATTTCTTGGAACCGATTCATATGAAAAAATTTTCTTCAGTGTTAAACCCTGTAAAATTTATATCAATGATCTAGAAGAAGATCATAGTGTTGGATTATTACTCCTGGCTGGTAAAGAAAATTTTGAAGAGTTTATCAGATTCATTCTCCGGGGTTATTATACTCTATTTGATCAAGTAGTTTTAGTGGATACTTCACTACAACCGTTTGATGAGCTATTCCAAATTTCCCAACTATTAGAATTTGAATATATCCACTCACCGCTAGAACAAGATTTTTCAAAATGTCGCAATGATGGATTGAAATTAATTAGAACCAGATGGGTGATGTATATGGATCCAGATGAGCATTATGAAAACATTTTGAATCTATCTAAAATCATAAGATTGTGTCCTGCTGATGCCATGTTAATAGAATTCCTTAATTTGAAATGGGATGGCAAAGCAATCCCTTCTTCTACTGTAAGAATTTGGAAACATCATCCAGAAATTAAATTTTATGGAAAAGTACATGAATGTGTGGATGACTCTTTGAAAGAACTAAAATATACCCTCTGTGACTGTCCAATTAAAGGAATTAATCTAGGTTTAATGGATAAAGAAGAATATATTAGAAATAAAGAATTGTATATTAAGGTAACTCAAGAAGAACTTAAGAAAGACCCAACTAATTATAGAGCATGGTATAATTATGCGGTACAATTATTAGAACAAGGAAATGCTCAAGAAGCTTTAAAAGCTCTAGACAATTGTGAGAAATATGCTAAAGGAAATGTAAATGTGTATTATTGGGAACAAAGAGGATTAGCATATTTGGCATTAGCTAAAGAAAGTATAAGGAAAGCTATTAAAGACGCTGAGCGAGGTAGGCATATAATTACTAGAAGTCTAAGGCAACTCCTCGAAAAATTAGAAAGTGCAACTGAAGTGAAATTACATCAAAGAGGTGAGGAAGATGCCACTAAGCCGCCGTCATCTTGAGAAATTACTACAATTCAAACGAGAATTTGCTAGATATATCCATAATTCAGTTCTATCGTGGTTTAACCCAAATTGTTCACATACTCAAAAATGGATTAAAAAACATCATCCATATTCCAGACAACACCCAAAACCTCATCTAATAACATCTGAACATCCATTTGGGTATGTACATCGCAAAACTGGTAAAGCTTATCAACATTTAGCATGGTCACATTCTGTAATGAGAGAGTTAGCACAATTTGAAAATAATATCTCAGACAAATTCTTCATTGGATTTTCTGATAATGATTTAAATAAATTCAAATATATTGAAGCTGTTATTACAGGGAGTTCAAAGATGTTGGGACGTAATACCTTCAAAGAATTTCTTGATCTAAAACTACAAGAAATAAATAATTTCTCACGAGCTTTATCAAGAAGATTATTAGGTAAAGAAGTTACACCTAAAGTTAGATTATATACAAAAGGAGGAATAATCGATGTTCAGTGAAGCATATGAAGAATTAAGAAAATATTTATTAAGAAATATTCCGGAACTTAAAGGATGTTATATTCAAACAATGTGGGAAATTAAAAAAGAGCAGGATTATCCAATGGTCCTAATAAGAAATATCTATGTATCAAAAATAATATCAGGACCAAATTTCCATTCAACTTTGCAATTAACTGTTGTCAGTAAACATTCATTAAATGAAGCGCTTGAAGTATTTTCTGAATTATATAATTTGCTTGACAATTCAAAATTTTCAACAGATAATTTTATATGGAGAATCTCATATGATGGACATAGCGAAGGAGAAATTCTAGAAGGAGATTTATATTATATTCAATCATCATGGAGAGTGATTCTTAGTGCAATTCCGGAGTAAAATCACTGAATTTAGATGTTCAGAATGTAATGCATTATTGGGAAAGTTATTAACAGATGGAAGATTTAGTATTAAGCACAAAGATATCTATATTCAAATCATCTATGGTAACATACTTATAACATGCTGGAGCTGTGGTAAATTACACGAGATTGAGATTCAGAAAGGAGGGGTATTAAATGCCGATAGTATCTTACACAGGCGATCCGGATAAATTGCGATCTGGAAGACCAGAAATAGCAATAACAACCTCAGCAGCTGTTGGTACTACTGCCGATACGTTTCCCGATACTGGAGATTGGGTAGGTTATGTAGGTGATTTCTCTATTGCATGCGACAGAAGCTTCTTTGAATTCAGAGCAGGTAAACCTATGCTAGTACAAAAGAAATGGGTAACAGAAGAAACTTTTAGAATTACATTACAGGTTTTTGAATGGGATCTTAAAAATGTCAATCTAGCATTATTTGGTGGATTAGGTGAAGTTACTGAAAATGTAACGATGAATGATATTGCTAATTTTGCTACAACTCAAAATATTCTATCGCATGGAGCAACATATTCAGTGCCTGAGGTGCGAGCTATTATACGACATAAAGAAACTGAAGATAATGTCATCACAATCTATATTTGGAAGGCTGAAATGTTAGCATCGTTTGATATACCATTCCCAACTGATGATGTAATTGCAATGAATCTTGAATTGACTCCAATACCTGTATCACAGGACTGGTGGGGTAACCCCGCAGCTTCTTATAATCTAAGTTACCTTACTCTTACTATTGAAGGACTTGAATAAATCTCTTAAAATAATTCTAGGAAAGACTCTAAAGCTCCTTAAAGGAGGGAGGTCAAGTTATGGATAGATTTTATCCAAGCATGAAATCAATTGAAATAGCTGGTGAGACTATTGAGATACCTGAACGTTTAACATTCAAACAAGAAGTTCAATTCTTGAATATTGTACAAAAAATGCTCAAGAAAGGACTTAAAGATATTAATTTGGAAGAGACGCAGCTCTCGCCAACTCAGGGGATAGAAATTGTGATCAAGATACTGACGAGCGCCCCGGATGAGTTACAGAGGGCTGCGTCTCTCATTTTAAATAAACCATTAAAATGGGTAGAAGAAAATTGTAATTTAACAGATATTCTTAAGGTAATAGTCCCTTTCTTCATATTATTCATGAACAATATAAACCAAGTGATGAGTGGACTCCTAGAGATGTCATTGCCAAACTTAGAGACTCAGATGAATTTATCAGAAGACAAGTAACAAGATTTTTTTTATTCTTTGCATATCATTTTGGATGGACACCTGAGCAAGTTGGACAATTAACCTTCCCAGCATTGGTAGCATTAGCTGAAGAGCTGAGTGTGCAATTCAAGGAGATAGAGAAACAATATTCCAAAATTCCATCCTATTCACCACGTCGTTCAATCAGCTCGCCATTATCCACATCACGAGAAGTGCAAGAATTTAGTTTTAAACAATTTTTGAATTACACCAAATCAGGTGGTAAACTACCTGGAGTGGCGGTGAAGAAGAATGGCTGAAGGTATGGAATTTGAATTTCCGAATATTCAGGAGATTATTTCACGTTCTAAAGAGCTAGCTGGAATTATTAAAACATGGAGAACTCATTTCCTTAATGCTGGGCATGCATTACAAACCTTAAGCAAAATTCTAGATAATGTAATTCAGCAATCAGGAACAACTTCAATGATTTGGCGTGAGATGACTTCTAGTGTATTACTAACAGCTGAAGCATTAACTACAATGGCTGAATCAGAACGTGCAGCATCAGTATCAGCTAGAACTTTACAACGTAATTTCCAGATGATAGATCAAACACTTAAAATTATAACTGGTAAAACATTAAAAGAGTTTGGTCCAGAATTTGAGCGTACAATTAGAGCATTACCAGCAGGAGTGGTAATGCAACTTGGTCGATATGCACAAAGAATCACAACAGCTATCCCTGAGGGGTTATCTGGTAGATTAGAACGTGCCTTACGAATTTCTCCAGAAGTTGCAAGGGATATTGAAAAATTCATCGAACTATTACATCAGCTTGGAATTGAAGCACGATTAGTTACAACAGCTGGTATGGCTAATGTACAGAAATGGACGTTTTATATTGAAACATTATCTAATGCATTTAAAACACTTGGTAGAGATGTATTCTATGCAGTAATGCAATCATATATGTTCTTTAGATTCTTATCACCATTTGTTGATGCACTATATAAGTATGAAAAACGAATAATTGAAATCGGTTCTCTGTTAAGAGAAGGACAAACTTCAGTATGGCAATATACGGAAGCATTCGAACAAATGTCAGTACAAACAGGTGCGGCTTTAGATGATATCTTACAAGGTATATATGATTTAATTTCAGCAGGATATTCAATGGATGAATCAATAAATATGATGCGAGCATTAGCAGTAACAGCGCAAGCAACTGTTACTCCTATTAAAACACTCACATCAGCAATGATAACATTAATGCAAGCATTTAAGATACCTGCTGAAGAAGCTGGGGATGTATTAGCAAAATTATTTGCCACGATACAATATGGTCGTGGCACAATGGAAGATTTAGCTAAATCTATTGGTACTGTAGCTGAAGAAGCTGCGCTTTTAGGTGTTTCATTAGATGAACTTTTAGCAGCATATGCAACAATGACAAGAGTGCTACCAAATGCAGCGAAAGTAACAACAGCATTAAGAAATATGTTTAGAGCTTTAGGTGGTGATATTTCAGATACTGCACGTGCAGCATTACAGACTGCAGATTATTTTGGAGTACTTTCATTATCACTAGATCCCGTATATGTCTCAGCAGTGGGACTAGAAAATGTATTTAGAGAACTTTCTAAACTTGATTTGACTGGTTTACAAAGGATATTCCCCGGTGTACGCCAAGCTACTGCTATCAAAATCCTAGTAGCTAATTGGGAGGAGTTTGGTAGAATACTCCGCAAAATTCGAGCAATCAAGTTTGAGGATGTATATCTAAAATGGCAAGAAGCACAAAATACATTTTATATTAATTTAAGCAAAATCCGTGCTGCCTTCTCCGCATTTAGACTCCAAATTGCTAGACAAATCGCTCCTGCTGTTGAAGGATTATTAAAAACATTCATGTTTTTCATCTCTATAATCATAAAGTTCTCCACTATCCTCCATGGACTACCTGCTAAAGTAGCAGTCCTCTCAATAGCATTATCAGCAATGATAGGTATAATATCAATCTTGGGTTCAGGAATAACGAGAATATCAGCACAACTAAATCAAATGAAAATGCAAATGCTAAGTGCAGCAACAGCAGCTGGTACTCTTGGAGCAGCTATGACAGGTGCTAAAGCAACTATGGTTGGATTTGCAGCGGGAGCATTAAAATTTTTAGGTTGGATAGGAGTTGCAATTACCGCAGCTACGTTTTTAATCTCTGTCATTGGAGCGTTAACTGAAGCGCCCCAACAAGCTAGAGAATTTGATGAAGCTTTAGAGACAATATCAGAAAATGAAGAACGATTAAAGAATCTAAATCAACAAATTGAAACTTTAGTCATGAGTATGAGTAAAGCTGCATCAGTTGGTGATGTATTAGCAGAAAAACTAAGCGGAACATTTTATGATCTGGGTGAAAATGTATTTAAAGCAATGGATAATCTATTCACATCGGTATCTAAGACCTCACAAAGATTTATGCAGGTATATCTGGATTCTTTAGATGAGATAGTTGAACGTTCTAAAGAACTTAGTCAATGGGAGAAGTTATTAATTGCTAATACTATATTAAGAATTAAATCAGAAATTAAGCTGGCTAGTGCGATTAACGGAATTAATTATATGATGGAAACATACTTAGATTTGATTGAAAAAGAAAGTGAACTTGATGAAGAAAGAAAACGTCTCAGATATGAAATCGAGAAAGCTGATGCAAAATTCATACGCTCAAGTATAGCACGAAGAGTCGAATTACTTGGTATAGAAAGCAAATGGTCTGATATGCAACGAGAGAGAATTAAGTTATCTAAAGAACAAATCACTATCTTACAAAATTTAGGTATTCAAGTTCAAAGATATATTAGTTTACGTGGGATTCCGCAGTTATTCCAAAATATCTCACAAAATATAGATGAGATTATAGATAGGAGTGAAGTACTCAATCGACGCATTCATGAAGTAATAGTTGGAATGAGCAAGGATTTAATGCAACTAAGAAAATCAGTTCAGGATAATGAGTTCGCTAGATTCTTAGCATTAACAACTTCATCCATGCTCACAATGGGAATGAGTATAGACGATTTAATCTTAATGATACAAAATTTGAGCGATGAAGCTGCTCGAGCTGATTTAATCGAATCCATGCGACTTAAATATGCCAATACCATGGTTGAGAAATTCATTGGCAACTTTGAAGAACTTGGACGTTCTTTAGTAGAAAATCCCCAGAAGGCTTCACAAATCATTGGTGAAATTCTCACTCAACTACAAAATGGTAAAGATGCTATTGTAAAGATACGTGCTGAATTAATTGAGAATGAAGCTAAATTGAAAGCTATTGAGGAATTACATTCTATCATACTTGAACATGTGAAAAAGACTTATGAGACAATGAAAGAAAATGAGAGACTCGAGTTGATTAAGAATATCAAATCAATTATTGTTGATGTCAGAAATGTAAGAAAAGAAGTATATTCACTTGGTAATCAATTATTTGGAATTCCAGATTTAAGCAAACTAATGAATCTATCAGATTCAATTGAATCGATACTTCAAACTTATGATGCATTACATGCACTTTATCTACAGATGAAAGTTATACAGGAAATTACACCAGAAGCATTTTCTGCTGAACAATTTAGAATTGTAGAGGATGCTATAAGTGATATAAATAATTTAATGCAGCTAAGTGGTAATAATATAAGAGAACTTCAGGAACGATATAAAAATTTAGCACAAGAAGTTATGACTGGTAAGAAATCAGAACAAGAAGCTGAATATGAGTTATGGCGTCGGCGAGGTAGATACTGGACTGAACAATATAAGTCTTGGTGGGTATTAATGGATACAGCAATTTATGCTATAATGAATATAGATAAAGCATTTGGTGATGCTATTTATAATTGGATTACTGGAGTAGGAAGTGTAAAGGAAGCATTTAAAGGAGATTTTTACCAGCTTCTTGGTTTGAGATACCTTTGCAGAAAGGAGGAATTGTAACCTCACCAACTATTGCGCAAATTGCAGAACGTGGTCCTGAAGCTGTAATTCCATTGGAGAAAATTCCTGAAATAGTACCAACTTCTAATACTGTGCTTGTTAATGTTATAACACCAGAATTTGTTGCTGAATCATTGAAATATCATCCTGATGTTGTAGTGAATACAGTTACTGCGGATGTATTACGTAATGGTCCAACAATTCAAGCTATACGGAGGAAAGTACGATGAGTTGGAACTCTTCAGGTTGGCATAATGTATATCATTTTAATTCACATATAAAAAATCAATGTGAAGTGATTTCTGCTGAAAATTATTCTGATACTATATTTAATGTACCTGAGATTTCTGGAGTATCATCGTATGCATATTCAGTGATAATGCAACAAAAAGATAGCACAGTTCAGTTTAATTCATCTTCTAATACAACTAGATTTGTTTGGGATTTCCATACTGAAGGTACTTATTGGGGGGAGCTTCCTTCCGCATCAGTTAATAATGGATATGGTAAATTCAAACTTAAGAAATATGTATTTACAGCGTTCTTTGATTATGGACAGATTAATATTGAATTCCGTGTACATGATACTGATCCTTCAGGAAAAATAGTTTATCGAGAAAATGTTAGAAGTTTCTATTTCTGGGATTATTTCTTCGTCATTCCATTTGCTAATATTGTACCAAGTGATAATTATAAAACATTAGTATTTGTCTCAGATGGTGGTGTTGAGCATCGTGCAAGACGATGGAGTTCTTCTATTAAATCATGGACTATTAAAGTACCACAACTACTCGAGGAAAAATATGGTGATGAGATACGAAGAATGATTAGTATATCATATGGTAAATATGAGGATTTCCTGTTCTTCGATCCTCTACAAGATTATATAATCGAAACAATTAATTATTCTGGCTCAGGAGTTACATTGTCACATATGATAATGCCACATTCTGAAAATGTATATGATGATAACGGAGATCCTTATGAGAATTACAGTATAGATTATGAAAATAAGATTATTACCTTTGATGCCAATGGAGTATATCATATAAGATATCTTCCATTATTTAGAGTTAGGATTGATTCTGATACAATTGAGATTCCTTATCATGATTATATTCCTGAAGTAATTGATGAGTTTGAATTACCTTTAGTGGAGGTTAAGGTATGAGTGAATACACAGTAGTTGAACTAATTCAGGTTAAGGTTGGTGGAAGATTAGAGATTAGATTAAGTCCATATTCTAATACTACAGTTACTATCAGTGGTAATTCAGCAATGAGGAGTGGAATTACTGAAAATATTTATCCATCATCAGATGTTATAACTACTGATACTTGGTTTGAGTATTTGGATAATATTGTTATTTCTCCTGATGGTAGTTATCAAATTACTGTATATTCACTTACTTCGAATGAGATTTTATATGAAGGAAATATTAACACTACTTTGGATTATAATGATTATGTTGATATGTATAATTTCATAGATATTGCTGAGACACAAGTAATATCAAATATCACATTTTCACCGTTTGCATTCACTAGAGGTGCATTCGAGCGTGTCATTAAGGATTCGTTACCTTCATTAAGATTAGATGTTTCGAATCTAAATCCTGCATTCTCAAGCTTATTTCACGCTTATAAGTTAGAAGGCAAGAAAATTAAAATTTATCATGGATATCTAGAAGATTTCATAGCATCAGGATTAAGTGCTGGGATATCAGAAGAATATTTCATTAAAATGATCTCGATTTCTGATGAAAGAATTGAAGTAGATCTATCATCAGTACTGGGATTCTTTGATGCTTCATTCCCATTGAGATACTATATTAGAGATTTCTGTCCATGGAACTTCGGAGATGAAAATTGTAAATTTGGTACTCCTGAAGGATCAAATACTATAGATTTAACTAATTTTCCTTCAGCTAGTATGACTGAATGTGATAAAACTTACGGAGGTCCAAATGGATGTCTTGCTCATAAAAATACAAAAAATTTTGGAGGATTTCCTCAGCTTGAATGATCTGGATTGCTATAAATGGATTAATGCAATCAATGATTTAAGGGAATTGATTAAGCATTATGAGATTGAAAACCAGCTTCATGTTGATGATATAGTAATATTATTACGAGTAGGTAAGATTCAGTTTGGTAAAGGATATGATAATAACTTAATTGAAATTCTTGATAGGTTCGGTAAATTTAGAATTATAAAAGACATTCGTCCAAGATTAATATTTAGGAGATTCAAGAATGGGTAGGAAAGCTTTAGGTGCGACAATTTTAGGTGCAATATTAGGTGCAGCAACCTTTGGTGTTGGATGGTTACCAGCAACTGTATCATTAGCTACAGCAGTTGCTACTGGCGCTTCCATTGGATTTTTAGTTGGTGGCTATTTTCAATATCGTGAAATTCAACGTAGTACATTTGGAGATATAGAAGTACAAGAATCAGTATATTCAAGTAGAGGAATAAATGCAAGATTAGCAAAGAATTCTCCAATACCAATAATATATGGTACCTGTAAGGTAGGTGCGCAGATTCTTAATTATACATTTACTTCTGGTGATTTGATTGGTGAAAGGAAAAAGGATTTAACATCCTTGTATGATGAATTAGAATATATTAATGCAAGGATAGCAGAAATAACTTCTATAGATAGATGGCAAGATCGTACTAGCTTAAAGACTGAATATAGAGGTTTAGTTAATAGAAAACGCAGGATACAGGAAGAAATTATTCCATTTTGGGAACAGGTCAGGGTTAGTGGTAAACCTAGTAATTATATCCTGGCACTTTATGGAATTGGTGAAGCGATTTATTCTGTTGATAGAAGAGAAGTGGATAATGATACATATGAGATAGTTGGTGTCTCAACTCAGAAAAATGTTACTTATAGTGTTAGCGAAAAGAATCCTGAGGTAATTCTTAAGGAATGGAATAGATTTAATGATACCGAATATATTGAAATTAATGAGCAGTTGGTTGAATCTAGCGAACCAGTACATGGGGAACCTCATACCTTTGAAATATCTACTTCACGAGATTATGAAGCAGTGATATTAAATTTGCAAAGCCCAAGTGGGATATTCTATATTTGTGATGATGGGGATATTGAAACAGTATATATGCATTTCGTAATTAGATATCGTAAACTTGGAGTAACTAACGATCAAATTTGTGATTCACCAGATTATGGTTGGGTAGAGGAAAAGTTTTATCTTGAAGCAAGGGTACAAGAATCATATCGTACTTCTATACTAGTTGAATTTCCTGAAGCTGGGCAATATGAATTAATGGTCTGGATAGATTATTGTTGGAGAAGTAAGGATATTAGAAAGAGGGGACTGAAGTTCTGGTGAGTAAGTACGTAGTTGCTACATGGTTGGAATCTATACAAGTAGTATATCCTAGCGAAGAGTTCAATTTCGTTGGTACTGCTGTTGAGGGAGTTATAGTTCGTTCTGAATCCAATACCCTCAATATCCCTAATATTAAAATAGTGGCTACAGGAATTCCAGTTTTGAATTTGAATTTGAATACATCCACATATCCACGTAAATCGGTTAGGATACTAGAATGGAAATATTCTAATGAATATTATATCAGAGCATCAAAAACAGAATTAGATAACGCAGGAATTATTATTAAGGAAGGTGAAGTAATTACTGTTATTCCTTGGGGAGAAACTGGAGCGATATATTATATTAAAAATGTAATTGAGGATGGGGATAATGTTTACATATATTTATTTCCATCACCACCTGCATATATTGCTCAAGCTTGTGATAGATTTAGGCTACGACATTGGTTTAGTAATCCAGCTTATTGTTTATACGATTTCCTTACTTCAAAGAGATATGGACTTGGTAATGTAATAGATCCATCGCAGATTGATACTGATTCGTTTATTGAAGTAGCAAAATATTGTAATAAGGTAGTTTATTGTCCACCTTTAGATAAATGGCATCTTAGATTTGAATGTAATTATGTAGTTGATCAGAAATCCAAATCATCAGATGTAATCAAAAATATATGTGCTTCATTCATGGGATTTCTTTATTGGATGAATGGTAAAATTTATCTTGGATGTGAGAAATATGAAGTACCAGTTGCTACTTTTGATGAAAATGATATTAGAGAATTCAGTGTATCAACTTTTGAAGAGTTTCAGAAAGCTAATGTACTTAGGATATCATTCTTAGATGTAGATGAAAACTATGAGAGAGCTACAATTGAATTAAGGAATAAGGGTCCATTAAGACAAGGAGAAAATATTAGGATTTCTGAGATGGATTTGAAATCTATCACTAAGAAAGAACATGCGATGTTGATTGGAACAACATTGTTACGATCCATGGAATATGTTAGATGGAAGGCATCATTTAAAGTACCTTTAGCTAAGTTTCAAGATATCTTACCTGGTCAAGTAATTAATATCTCGCATCCATCATTTGGTAACGGAGTTGAGAAATCTTTCAGAGTTGTTTCTATCTCACATGAAGAAGGAGACATTTTATCTATTGAAGCAATAGAATATTCTCCAGATATTTATCTCAGAGAGGATATACCAAACTGGGAAGATTTTTATAACATTGATTATGTATATGAATCATCATTTTCAATATCGGACATGTATGAACCTCCTGATTTTACATTCAAGATTTTGGGTTTAGGAATTTCAGAAGAAGGAATGATTGTACCACAAGTACAATTTAAATGGAGATCACAAACTGCTGGATGGAGATATGTATTGAAGGTTGGCTCAGTTCAATATTCAACTAATCGAACTAGTATTACGATAGGTTTAAATCCTGGAAGATATTTAGTTACTTTAATTCCGTATTTAGGTGATGAACCTATCTTTAGTCAATCAAGATGTTATACTCATGAAGTAATTGTACCTACAGTTGAAGAGCTTTTAGATGTATATTCAGATTTTGAACTTGAGTTAGAAATCTTAGATATCAGTATAGATGAATATGATGTTCTTGAATTTAGAATTCGGTTTCCTCAAATAGTTTGGGGAACTTTAGAAAATACTAGGATAGTTACTGTATTAGATGAGAGTTTAGATATAATAGATAGTTCATATTATTCTGTCTCTATTGATCGTGCTTATTGGTTAGTGAGACTTTTACCAAATACAGATGATAGAGTTAGAGGACATGGAATTAGGTATCTTAAGCTCCCATTCAAACTTAAAGAAGTTTCAGTTGTATCGAATGATGGTAAAGCTATGTTCCAGAATACTGTTAAGGATGATATACATTATTTGTTAATACAATGGAAATTCTCATTCATTGAAAATACTGTGATGAAATTTACATATAATCCAGCTCAGTATGATAATGCTTATCTAGATATAATACATCATAATCCAAGTTTAGCTACTTCGTACTCATTAACTCCATATTTAGTTACATGTTCTTTGGTATTGAAACCCCATCAAAGTGAAACTGAAGAACGAGGAATTTTTCCGAATCCAAGTATACAATTTGATTCAATTACTTGGAATACCTCAAGATGGGGTTTGCCGCATTCAGAAAGTTATATGATTACGTTTGATAATGTTTCATTGCCTAATACCATAACTTTTAAACCAAACGGTGAATTTGATTATGCTAAAAGAAATGATTATATGATAGATATGACTTTACTTAATGATGATGTGACCTTAGTAAGAATTCCAGCCGGTTCATATTCAGATTGGGAATTGGGATATTCTTCTGAGTTAGAAACTAATTCTATTTCATTTAAATTAACTTGTTCATTAGCTTCTAATATGATTCAATTCTTTGATTCTATAATTGCATGGTTTACTTTAGATACTGAATTAGTACATTCTTCATTAATAGAAGTAAATGGTTCATTTGATTACTCAAGTTATGTCAACGATTCAGTTATGTACTTAATACGAGCGCATTTTGAATCGAATAATATTGTAAGTATTGACTATTCAAATAAAAGAATTTATACTTATGATAGAAACTGGAATATAACTAATGCATTAATTAGATTCATGGTTTATGAATTATAGCGAGGTGGATATTCATGCAATCGTTTGATTGGAATGCTCCATCAGATACATCAACTAATTGGGTAGCTGAAATACAAAATAATTTCAGAAGTATATTTACATGTCTTGCAGGACCTACTGAACCTGATTTAGCTTCAATGAATGTACCTTCCGATGAAAGATATGGTATTCTATGGTATGATACCTCAAATTCTCAATTAAAAATCTATGATGCAGATACAGGATGGGAAGTTGTCACTACCCAAATCTTTAGACATCCAATAGTATTCTCAGTTCCCGGAACTTATATCGTTGAAAGTCTTAGTATTACACAAGATACTTTGATGACTCATTCATTAAGAATTTATGGACATATGGAAACAGATCATTCAATAGGTTTTTATGGGGGAAGATTATATACTCATGCAAACGATCCTTATGATATCGGAAGTATTTCAATTGAGAATGAATCTTCAGTTACAGTAGTTGGAATAGGAACAGATTGGGATTCTTCAATGGAGGGTTCTACTATTCGTACTCAAGGTGGAGATAGAACTATAGCTTCAGTAGTAAATGCTACTACTATTGTTGTTGAATTTGCTAATTGGAGTTATGGATATTTTGGTTCGGAATATGTAATTGAAGATCATCGTAATAATATTATCTTTGAAAATATCAAGTTCTATGGTGAGCCAGATGGAGTATTCCTGAACTTAATAGGCGGAAATTATATCTTCATAAATTGTGAATTCAATGGATATGGCAATGCTAATGGTGTAAGACTAAGTAATATAAAGAACTGTATATTCAAGAATTGTAGGTTTTATCATTGTGCAACAGCTATCGAAGTTGTTTCGGGATATCAAGTAAGTGTATTAGGTTGTGTATTTGGTGGTAATAATCTTGATATCAGTATGAATTCAGCGGGAACTTTATTGGAAGTAATTGGAAATAGGTTTGAAGATTCATCTTCCGGATTTAATATCACTGATGGAAGAGCTAAGATCGTTGGTAATTCAATTATGCTACTAGAAAATTTTGGCGCTTTAACTAATGCATTATTAAGCGGTAATATTATTTATGTTACAAAGGGACCATTATGTAATCAATGTTTAATCTATGGGAATGAATTTTCAGAAGGTTACGTACCCACTTATGGAAGTGATTTTCAATATCCAACGGAAAGATATTATCTTAAATTAGGAAATAAGAATATCGTCTATGGCAATGAATTTAAAATTGGTGCGATGGTTACAACTTCATTGGTAATTTCGGGGTCGGATAATATGATATTTAATAACAAGGAGGGATACTAGCTTATGAGCTTTAAAGAATATTATCCGCCAATCGGAATAAGTCAGTTTGCGAAATATATCAGAGAAAATTTTCGTGATTTATTAAATAACATGAATATCCTTGAAGCTTTAGAAGAGCATTATCTATTTCAAGGACAGGTTGGGAAATATATTATAAATGAAAATTCAGCTCCCGCAATCTGGGTTTTTAATTTGAATAAAGATTACGGATATACCACACATACCTTAATTACTATCGATTCAAGTATTGTAGGACAAGATTTTTCTATAATTGGGTGGGAGAGTCCACCTACGGTAATCATAAATTCTAATATTACATTAGGAGCAAGCGGAAGATTAGGGACAGATATAGTCTTATTTGATGTTGAACCTAGGAAAAATTATGCAAACGGAAGTGGTAGCACTTTCACGACTAATGATTTAGCAAATGTAAGATATATTGTCGCAAATAGATTACTGTTTAGTGTAAAGAATTACGTATATCATGAATATGATGATACTATCGATGTAACTTTTTATCTATATGAAACTTGTAATATGGCTTCATATGTAGATAATTATCAAGGGAAAGAACATGTCTGGAGTAATGATACGAACTATATTCCGGGATATGCAATATTTGAAACTGGGGAATATTACTTCGAAAATTGTAAAATAGATGGACTTAATAATACCATCACATTTTACTATCCAAAAAGCGTAAAATTTAAAAATTGTGATATTAGTAATTTGATTATTCGTCAAGTAAGTTATTCACCAATATTTTTTGAGAATTGTCGGCTAAGAAATGTATTTCTAAGCGGTTCATTTGGGGATACTCATTTATATAATTTTGCTATATTTGATAATTGCGAATTAGAATATATTACAAGAATTTTTAATGAAGAAAATTCAAGTGGAATAATTAATAAGAGTAGATTAAAGAATGAGCTTTGGGCATGGACCAATTATGAAAATGTTATAATTAATGATTCAATCATTGAACTTGGTAGTGAGGAAAATATTCCCAACTCATTTTCAAAATGTATAATTAATGAAAGTAGTATGATTTCAGCTGATTTCATTGGAAATGTTTATATGGGATCATTATCTGATATGAAATTAAATGATAGTAGAAGTAATTGTACTTTCACAAGTATAGATGCAAGCTTCATTAATAATTCAATGGTGACGGCTGATGCGATTTATTATGAAAATTATTTCAACTATGTGATGTGGGAGGGATTATAATGAGAGATATCTTAATGGATTTCTTTATTAAGAAGGGATATCTAAATAGCTTGGTTTATCTAATCATTTTGATAGCAGTAGTCAGTGGAGGATATTATAGAATTGATGAGAAGATTAAATCCTATGGAGAACGATTAAATACACATTCTGTGATGATAGAAAATAATTCTGATAGAATGAATGAGATGGAAGACAATCTGCAGGAAATACGATATAAGATTGATTTGATAGAAAAGCAATTAAGAATAATAGGAGCAGCATTGAATGAGACAAATTCTTCCTTAAATGAGGTGCTAACTATTCTAGGAAACGGTGATGGAGGTGGGAACGAATGATAAGATTCATATTGATTACTTTAATCCTGAGTTTATTGATCCCTATAATTAATGCTAAAGAAATTCCTGAATGGGAAGCAAAATTACAACTTTATTCTTATTATGATTTTGTAAGCGACGAGATTAAAGCTTCTCCAATAATACCAGTTGTAAAATTCAATGATTATCTTGAGCTAATAGGTGGAGCTGATGATAATGATATTCTAGCTGGATTAGGAGTTTCATTATTAAATCTATCTGAGAAATTTAATTGGGAATACCTACCTGATTTTATTGATATTAAAGTTATAATATGCTCAGGTTATAATTTCCAGGATGAAGAATGGATTCTAGGAATTGGATTAAGCTTGATCTCCATTGAGTTCTAATGTAAATGCATATGCAACTAAAGCTGCATCTGATTCATCCAAGGTTTCGAAATTAAATTTTAAGATTTCTTCCATCCTTCGTTTAACTTCTTCTTTTGATGCATTTCCTCTTAATCCAATTTTTTTCTTCGCTCTAGTTCCTGTGATATAAATCATTTTACTACCAAATTCATAGACTGTTTTTTCTATCATACCAAGCAATTTAAAAATAATCTTCACAAATCTGAATGGAAGGGTATTATGATACATCTCGCAGACTATATATTCAGGATGATATTTCAGTAATAAGACTTCTATTGAAGTAGCTATATCATTTAATCGTTCTACTTCATCCTCAAATTGTGTTTTGTATGTAGTTGCATATACTACTTTCCTTTCATTATAGGGATCTAAGATTACAACACCACATTTCTTTGAATCTGGATCGATACCCATAACTAAATCTTCGCTTAAATTTCTTCCCACCATTTTTCATCTCCCTTCCTTTCAATCTCTGACTTTGTTTGTTCTTGAATTTTTTGTAATTCATCTTCTTTTTCTAATAATCTTTTCATTACCAAAATTCCAAATGGTGTAATACGATATCCTCTATTTTTAGAAGCTTCAATTAGCTTAAATTTCGCCATCTTTCGCATTGCTTCTTTAAACTCATCCCCATCCCAACCAAGCATTTCGCAGATTGTAGATTTATTAAATCTTGGTGTAATCAATAAGAAATTAGCCATTTGGATAGAATTCGGTATTATGATAATCTCTCCGATTATTTCTTTCAAAAACTCTTCGCTAGGTTGAAGTGTATCAAAATGTGCATGTGAATATCCTAAGAAATCTAATGAAGGAGAATCATAAATTTTCTTCAGGAAAGTACCAATAAACTCAACATGTTCAGGTTCAAGAATTAAGTTTTCTCCATCATCAGTCGAAAATAATCTTCCTGCTAATCCTAAAGAAAGTCTAATAATCTTTAGTTTTAAATCTGAAGCCATACACAAAGGTATATCAACTGAATATCTATTAGATAGATATCTTGCCCATGTCTCAACTTTCTTTAACGCTTCTTCTTTAATTATAATCTGTTCTGGGTTTCTTGACCATATCCAAAGTATGAGTTTCCTGCATAATTCGTTTTCATAATTATGCTCAACATCTTTCTTTTCAAAACTATGTAGAATTTCAACATCAACATCTTCAGTTCTTGCACCAATTACTAAATCTAATCTTCTGATATCTTCTTTCCTTGGCATTAATTCTTTTAATGCAGATATTGGGAAAGTATAATGATTTAATGATAAACCTGATTTGGGATTAGAAATATAGATTAATCTAGTTCTTGCATAAGCAATACCTGAAACTACTCCACCTCTAGCATCTGCTATACCTGAACTCCTCATATCAGTTAATTTCTTAAATTCTTCTTCAGGTATTCCAGAAAATTCATCTATCACAACTAATTTTCTATCATTCATTGGAATTATTCCAAATCTAATTCTCCATTGATCGCCATACTTATAATAAGTCCATGCTAACCCTGTACGTTTAGAAGATTCGCCTGATACTCTTACTCCTAATCCATAAAATTTTATGAATGCTTCTATCGCAGAAGTTTTACCTGATCCTGTATCACCTAAGATAAATAATTCCCCCCATCCTTTATGATTTCTGTTATCTAATCTAAAGAATAATGGAGTATGAAATATAAGATCAATCGCTATTAACATATCTCGTCTTTCATAGATATTAATTATATTGTTTTCTAAATCTTCATAAATTTCATCTAGTTTCTTCTGGATATTGTTAATATTCCCGCCAGCTTGGAAAATAGTTAAAGCTTCGATATCTTCTTCAGATAACTCAAAGCTTGAGATTGTTGATGAAGTAGAAATTACAGAATCAGCGATATAGATTATAGATTGATCTTTAGGATTACGTACAGTTCTTCCTTGTAACATAATTTCTTCTGAGTATGGGAACGTTTTATTAAGATAAATTATTGGACGTACTATACTTTCTGAAGATGATAATGAACTCGAATCATTTAAAGGATTGATGTTTTCAACTGCTTCCATTTCAATTGCATCACCGAACTCTAAGATTTGAGCTTTAACATATTTACAATTAGGAATCCTTGCAAGTCCTCTTAGATATTTCTCTAATCCTGAATCAGATATCTTAATTAAACTGACAATATTTTCTTGAGGAACTTCAATTATTAATTCATCCTTATCCATCATTGGGCATATACTACAGGTCTTCTGTGAATTCTGCATTTGGCAAGTAAATCTTACACTTTTAGGATATACATAATTAGTATCAGAACGACCAATAGGAATGATAGAAATTAAGGAAGGAATTCCTACATAATCAGCAGAGAATGCATCTTTCAAGGATAAGGAAATAGGTTGAAGTTTTTGTTCATGTTTTATTACTGGACAATTTAAAATATTACATTCCATACCTAGATTTTTCATTACAGCACAGATGAAATGATATCTTTCTGGGTATCTATATACAGTATCTACAACAGATTTAGTTGCTGCAATTAACTCACGATCTGTCTTCTTAGAAGTTAAATGTCTTGGAATTTTAAGAATCCAATCGATTAAAATTCTTAAAGTTTCTTCAGGAGAAGTTCCTATATCTTTAAAGTATGTTGCTAATGCTAACGTTGCCATATTACGAGTATTCTCTTTCTGGATATGCTCATTTAATAATTGCTCAACACATGGAGGATGCTCACCTTGAAATTCTAATTTTTCAATAGGTTGGAAACGTCTTAATCTTTCTTTTTCTTGATAAGCTTTCACAAACGATTGAAACCAAGTACATGCTAATGGAAATTGTGATAAGATTTCAAAACTTTCTAGACCAAATAAAGGATTTCTAGGCTTTGAAGAAATAGCAGAGATATCATTAAACGAAGTTATCTCAAATAATTCTTCCCTTGAGATTTCTACTTTATAAAGCTTTGATTTTGAATGTTTTGTATTTAAGACTCTGAGTTGTCTTCTTCTAGAATAAACTCGTTCATCTAAAGTTTTTAAGTTTAATACTTCTGTTAAAAACTGTGCGATATCCTTATGAATGTAAGTTAGATTATTAGATGGCAGAATTCCAAATACTTTCTGATGGATTATTATATGAAATCCTTTACATCCGCTGAAGAAAATTTGATAAGCTGGTTGTTTAAGTTCTAAGGTTTCTTCAAAGAACTGAATTATCTTCTTTGCATCTTCTAAGGTTTCTTCAAATTTTCCATCTAGATCAAAATAAAGGGGAGTATATTCCAACTCCCCTTCATCAAATTTAGATTTCTCCCATTGTTGTATAGTAGCATATACATCACTTGTGTATTTTTGAACTTCTTCTCGTGCTTCTGAAATACGAATGCGTTTCCATCCTAATTTATTTGTGTAAATATCTACATAAATGAACCTCCCTTCGAAATCATCTATATAATAATTCAGCATGGCTGAACCATCCCTTCTAGATTATTGTCCTTAACTTTATTTTCTGAATTTCACAGTTGTATTTAAATTTCTTCTTCACCAAATTCAGAAATAACTGGCTCAGCCAATAGTTGCTCTACCACAGATTTTTCTTTAATTATTTGTTCATATTCTTCTGGAGTTAAATCCCTAACCACAGAGAATTTAATTCTAGGATATTCCTCCAAAGTTGCAGTAAACCTAGTAACTACAGATTGAATAGATTTTCCTCTGACAAATAATGTCCCAGTTGTATATTTCATAAACGCATTAATAGATGCTGGTGGAATACACAAAATAGTTGGCAATACATGTTCATCAGTAACCTTAAGGAAAAGCCTAATTACATTTTTACAAGCTTTTCCTTTACCAGTAATTGGATCAGAACCAAATTGATTATACTCACAGGTACGACAATTTTTACCATCTATAGAAGTAATCCCATCATAAGAAATACAATCAGGTGGTCGAATTTCATTAGCTTTATATCCAGTTGCCCAATACATATTCATAACATGGAAGTGGATTACTTTAGCTTCAAATTCTTCGAATCTTTCAGACATCTCATCAGAAACATATTCAAATTCTCCAGAAGTTGTAATTCTAATCCTTGGAAGTCTAATACCAAGAGACATTAAACTTTGGATATTTTCCATTAGCAGTGGATCAGCATCAGCATTACTTACAGGTAAATTATTTTCAAATCTCACCTGAAGCAGATTTTCATTATCTTGAATCTTCTTGTTAGCCATTTAAATTCACCTCCTTAAGATTTTCGTATTCCAATTCCGATCTTTTCAAAGATTTCTAACCCCGGTACTTCAGTATTTTCTTCTAATAATTGCAACTGATTATACCACCTCCTTAAAGTTTGATGATGTACTGTCATTGAGATTATTGATTCATCACCCCTTTCCTTCAAGAACTCAAAGAATTTTTCCCTATCAACTATTCGAGGGAAACATTGTTTACGGATATAAAACGTATATCCATTATGTTGAATAGAATTAATATTCCATTCTGCCATCTTCATACTTACAAACTTCTCAATTTCTTCGATACGTTTATTAATCTGAGAAATAATCTCCTCATGCCTTCGTTTTTCATCTCTAAGATGTTGTAGATATTCGAGTTCTTTTGTTAGATATTCCATAGAGTTTTCCATTATGGAATCACCTCCTCATTTAACTTGATGATATTAGTTCTGCAATTTTACGATAATTTTCAGGATTGGGTTTACCTTCTCCAATTTCCCATTTCCAGATTGATACTACTGAAACATTTAACATTTCAGCTACATCGCTTCTTGAAAATCCTTTCTCTAATCTCCATTGTAATAATCTTTTCCCAATGCTCTCTTCAACATCTAAAAATATTCCGATAAATCTAAGTAATTTATTTCTTGGAATAAATTCAATAATCTCTTTATCTTCCATATTAAGTTCCATGTTTTTCAATCTTTGAGGAGAAAATTCAAAGAATCTAGCAATATTTTCATAAGGTATTCCAAAAACTTCGCTTAATCTAGTGAATATCATCGTAGTTCACCTCGCATCATTTTTTCTAATGAAGTCTTCAAAGTATCTCCTGATACAAACTCAGCTAAATCTCGTTTTCGTTGCAAACTTTTTAAGATTGAAATATCAATACTATTAGGAATAACCAAATCAATGTAAGTAACTTTCGATGAACCAATTCTATGAATCCTTCCTTCAGCTTGTTCTCTTGCTCCAAATGAAAATGAATTAGAATAAAAGATAGCATTATTGATAAATTGTAAATTCATGCCTTGACTTAAAGTCTTTATTTGGGCTATCAATATATCTTGATCATTCGATTTATTCATTTGATCTAGAATCTCTTTACGTGTATTTAATGAAGTCGAACCTGAAATTGAATAAACTGTATAACCTAAATTGCTTAAAGCTTCTTCAATAATCTTAATCTCTTCTTGGAATACACACCATATAACTATTTTACCTGAAAGCTCTTTCAGCAATTCAATTAAGTCATTCAATTTAGGATTTGGATTTAATCTATAAACTCCGTTTTCTGTATAAAGAAATCCACTTGTAATCTGTGATAACTTAGTCAATTTAGTTAAAGCATTTCTTATTTTCAGTACATATTTTTTATCCTTTTCTTTCTCTATTTCTTCGATTTCAACTAGTATCTTCTCTGATATCTCGGAATATAATTTCTCTTGCTCTTTACTCATTGGAATATATCTGGTTAAATAAATCTTCTCTGGCAAATCAAGACAATCCTTCTTAAGCACTCTGGATGAAATTGGTAATAATTTCTGAAATATCAGATTAGCATTATGTTTTGAAATAACCCATTTAGTAAAGTTGGTAAACTGGATTGGTTCAAAATATCTGTTTCTGAATGCTACATAGGATCTACCAAATGTAAGTCCGTGATCTAGAAATAGAATCTGGGGAAATATCTCAAGCAAATCATTAAGTACTGGAGTACCTGTTAAAATATATCTATATTTTGCATTTTTAGATAATCTTAATGCAGCTCTTGTACGTTTCGCAAATATATTTTTGATATGATGACTTTCATCGGCGACTATTAAATCAAATTTCTTTTCTAATAACGCATCTTCTATAACCCGTAATCCATCATAGTTTATTATATAGATATCCCTCTCTAGCTTCAAATTCTTCAATCTTTGTGATTTAGTCCCATATAATACAGCATATGATAAATCAGAATGTTTTCTAATTTCATCTTCCCATGTTTTTATCACAGAGACTGGACACATAACTAATGCATATTTAATCTCATCACGTTCTTTCAGATAAGAAATACAATCAAGAATTACTTTAGTCTTACCAGTACCGACTTCCCAAAATAATGCAAAGAAATTTGAACTGAGAACTCTTTTCAATCCTTCAATTTGATGAGTATAAGGCTGAGTTTTAAATTTGATATTATAAGGAAGTCCTTCTTGTTTGATTACTTTTGGATAATTAAGAGATTTTATTCTCTGTAAGGATGAAATTGGTAGGATAAAATATCCTAAAGAACTTTGCCAAACTCCGCCTAATTTCCTTATCTCTAAAGCTTCCTTTACATCAAAAGGATGAATTTTGATTATCTGATCAGTTTCATCAACTCTCACTAGCATTTTGTTGATCCTCCAATTTTGAATCTATTATTGTAAATGCAGCATCTTCAAGTTCTTCCTCTGCATTATATTCTATTGCTTTTCTCTTGAAATGCTGTAAAGCTTCCTGAAGATGTTCACGTTCAAGTTGGAAATCACCGATTTCAAATATTGTGGAATGAAGATTTGTGAAATTCGGAATAGCGTTTTTCATTGCATTTGAAGTTTTCTCTAAAGCAGAAGATACAAAATGTAAATCTCTTGGGTTTAATGTAGAAACTTCATCACGTAATCTTTCCGCTATCAAGATATAATCTTCGGTTGTTAATGAGAATATTTTTTCCATTATCTCAGGATATTTCGCTAAAAATCGTCGTCTAAATTCATCTAGTTTTAGGAGAAATAATAAATCATCCTTAATTCTTCGTTCTTTTAACCATCCTTCTTGATATACAATCCTAATTAGTTCTATCATTGGAATCTTGTACTCTTTTGAAATCGTAAATAAGGAAACTCCATTTAGATATTTTACTTTCATTTCATCAATCTGAGAGCGTGTTAATCTCATCAGAACTCATTCCCTTCATTGTATAAAATTCTATAAGTTCCTCAGGAGATACATTCTTTGTCTTTGCAATATCATAAATCATTTGGATGAAATCCTTTGAAAATCTAAAGATTCTGATTGGGGTATATTTCAATTGAAGCTTTTTAACTTTCTCTTTAATTTCATTTAATGAATCGCTTTCAGATTGGCTAGATAAGATATCGAAGAATGAATCAAGAAAAGGTTCCAGAACATATTTTCGATTATTGATATTATAAATTCTAACACCTAAATCTTCAAATATAGTTTCTAAATCGATCAAAGGTAAATTCATCGCTTCAGCTAAAAATTCTAGATTAATAAATCTATACATCCACAAGAATTCTGAATTGAAAATTCTAAGTTCGTTTAAAGTAGCTATCTTAACAAAATCTTCTGGTTCAAGACCAGTAATTAAACTTGCATCTTCTAAAGCTTTGCTTTCAATTTCGTCAAATGATACTTGTAATTTCATCATTATCATCCTCTATCTGAGGCAATATTTCTTCTTCATCAGCAAATAATTCTTTGAGAAATTCTTCGACTTCATCTACTTTGCTGATTTTATTATTCGGATTCAGTCTCTTTTTGCATTGTCTTCTGATTTCTATCCATGTCATTGTTATTTATTGGATCATGTATTGAGATTCTTCTTCTGGTTGTAGATTTTAATGAAGTATAATCATAAAATCCTATCTCTTCTAGTTTTGAATTGATAAGCATTTCAAGTTCCTGCATATAATTAAGTCTTGCATATCTGCGTAATGCAAGGAGTAGTAAAATAAATCTTCTCTTATGCTTAACCTTATTTAAATAGAAGCCAATACTATATAAGATTTCAGTTGCATCCTTACCGACTAAATTTGAAATTTCTTCAATTAAAACCTGAATAGCATCCTCTTCAATTTCCTCTTGCCCAATGAATAAATTTGGAAGTGAATCAAGTAATTCATCAAATCCCATTTCAATATACTTTGTCATTCTGGGTGGTTGATAAAATCCCATGAATTGACAAATTCGATGAAAATCATATCCCTTATTTTTTGCTCTTAAACTTTTCATGTTGTCCCCTCCTTAATTTTTTAATCTCTTTCCGATTAACTGATATATTAAAAGGATTTGAGGAGATTCTCACCAGCTCTAAATCTTTATAAAATATTGATAATTCCTCATTGGATGATATCGCAATCCAGTCTTTGTCAATATGTTTTACCAGCACTTTAAACTTCCTCCTTAATTATTAACATCCTCTTAATTCCAAAGGAATATTACCACATCAAATCACAAATGTCAAGAAAAAAATTAATCTTCTTCCATGAATTTTTCCTTGTAGCGCATAAGGGAAACCGAGAGAGCGAGTCCTTGGATAAGGAAAACAGAACGATCACGGATTTTCTTGATTATTTCATTAGGATTTTCAACATCTTCTGAGAAAACTTCAATTAAATCTTCGGTATCTAATTTCTCAGAAGCACGTCTTAAGGAATGTGACATCTTATCAATTACTCTTATTATTGGGGATGGATCAGGATTTGCTTTTTCATTAAGAGCAAAATTTTGAAGTGAATATACTATCCTGTCTCGCATTTGCTTAATTATTATATTTGGATCTTCTACTTTTGTATTGAAAATTTCTTCTACTTCTTCAGGTTCTAATCTTTCCATTGCTCTTCTTAGAGTATGTGAGAGTTTGTCGATAGTTTTGATAATCTTAGTCAAATCGAATTGGTTGGTTTTCAATCTTAATCCCTCCTTTCTGGTTTTAAAATTTATATAATTTGTCTGATTTGGGCACCCAATCTAAATATCTTTGTTCTGAATGTATAATTATCTCACGTCCTTTTAATTTTTCAACCATGATCCCGTAAGTATTTAGATAAATATCCTGCTCAATGGATTTTAATACCAGTTTTAATTTCAATTGATTGTCAAATGGAGCATAGAATATGCCACGTCTTTCATCGATATTATAATCTTTCAATGGAGTTTTTGTAAAGAGAAAAGTTAAAATTTGATCTGAATTTCCCCAAGAAAAATATTCTTCATCATTCCAGATCAGATGTACTAGGAATTTGTTTTCTGAAATCTTGAAGAAGTGTATTGGATTATTTCGTTTGAATTCATCAATTTTTTCCCTATCTTTCAAGAATAATCGTACTTTATTGCAAATATTCTTCAAAAAATTGGGATCTTCGAGTGGAAGTTTTGAAGTTGATTCTGAAATCCAGATGTTAATCTTTTCCCCGGAATTTAAATCTTTAATTTCAAAACTTGCTGGATCCATCCATACGATAAAATCCTTCAACTTAAAAATCTCAGAAGCATCACCCGTTAAAATACAAAATTCTTCTAAATCTGGATATGTTTCTTCTACAATCTTAACTGAAATGTCTGAATGATCACCTGAAATAATTTTATTTCTTTTTAATAGATAAGCTTTGTTGTTGTGTAAGTCTTTATTATAATATATAAAACCAATAGGCTCTTCAATTGCATCTGAATCTAGAGATTTCTTCTTTAAAGAATAGATTATATTCTTGTAATCTAAGAAGTACTTCATTTTACTTTACCTCCTTTTTCATCTTCTTTTGTTTTCTTCTTAATGATTTTTCTGTTTTCTTTAGTATTTCATCAAATTCAATCTCTTTCTTAAATCTTTTCGTTAAAATCTTCTCGCCTGATTCAGAATAGATCCATGGTTGAAATAATACTTTGGAATTAGCTCTGAATACTTGACAGATTCTTGAATTAGGATGATCGATGATTAAGTAAATGTATCCTTCTTTATTAATGAAGAAATGATAATCAGCTTGGTAATAAATCTTTGACACAAAATCATAAATTGTCTGAGTATATCCTTCCCCAAGATATTTAAATCCATCACAGATGCGTTCCAAATTTAGACCATATAAGATGCGAAACCAATTATCTGGATAAATATCAACAGATTGTTCACCGTTTTCTTTATATATCTTTGCTTGGTTAAATGGTTGAAAAATTCCTGCAATCCAATCAAGATCTTCTTGTTTTTTTGATTTTCTATTTTGGGATAATATCGTAGCAAAAACTATTGAAGTATCTTTCTTTTGTGGTGTCTCAATTTTTTGAATCGAAGTCTTCACAATTACATCCACATCAGGTCTGAATTTTAGTTCTTTCATTTTGATTTACACCTCCTGTTCTTTGATTTTCTTGATTAGTTTTCCTATCTCTTCTATCAAGGTAAATATTATCGCTTCGATTTTCTTGAATTCCATTAGTCGAATTTCTTTGTCTTCTATAGTCATCAAACTTAATATTGTCTTCATTGTAATTGAATACAAGACTGATAATTTTAACTTATCAGGATCAAAAGGTTCATCAAAATACTGTTCTAAAATTTCATCGACATCCATAGCAGTATTGAAACCTAATCTGTTGAAAATTTCAGGGGCTGGAGTTTCTTCGATAATCTCAATTAATGCATCCATTTTTTCAGATAACATTCTTTAATGCACCTCCTTGGATTGGTTGTAATATTTTTCGAGAAGCTGGTTTGCTAATTTCATTATTACTTCATAATATCTAAATGAAGATTCTAGTTTGTTTGTTGAATTATCTTTAATGAAAGATTGTACTCCTCTAAATGTTTCTAATATTAAATCTGGTGTATCAGCTAATGAACCTACACTTAAGACTAATACAACAAACATCTCAAGATATTTCTTTAATCCATCTTCAAGCTTAATCTCTTTGTTCTTTAAAGAATAAACAAAAGCTAAATACATTATTACATACTTAGAATAAAATTTATCATCCATATATCTTAAAATGCTATCATATAATAGTTTCCTTTTAGGTAAACCAAATTCTTTTAATGTAGCAATTACATGCAATATAACTTCATCATAACCACCATCGAAATGTTCATCTAACTTCTCATGGATATAATTTAGATTATTATCAATTTCTTTAATGACATCAGCGATATGGCGTAAATCTTCCCTTTTGATTTTATCTTTCAATGCCATATATAAATTATGATATTGCATTCTCCATCACCTCCAGTTTATTAAATATTTCCTCTCGAGAACTTGATTCCAGAAATCCGTTTATTAAATGAAGGAAGATTGCATAAATTTTTAGGACTGAATCCAAGGAGTTTAGCATATTCAACATCTTGATAGAATCTTCGTCGATTGCATCTTTCAGTTTATCAAACCTTCCGTCTAATTCATCTAATATATTCAAAACTCTAATTACTATATCATTACAATCCTCAAGCGAAAGTTGTCTCAATAAATCAAACCTGTGTTCTAAAAACATTAACTTGAAAATCGTTTTACAAATTATGATTCTTTTTAGATCTTCGTAATTTTCCATCCCTAAATCCCTCCTCTTTTATTTGGGAATTATGCATTCTTCGTAATCTTCCAAGTTTCATCTAATGCAATTAAATAGATTATCATCATATTTTTCAAAATCCCTTCGAGAATTCTTGTTAAATCTTCTTCCGAGAATTCTATATTTAGTCCAGTCTTGAATTTCATATTTTCTGCAATTCTTTTATCTCTATTCGAAAGTCTTAGTACCTGAAGCTGATATAACTGAAATATTAAATCATAGATATACATATACCCAAATTCCTGAATTAATTTCTTGTGTTCACCTTCGAAAAATTTGATTAATTTTTCTTTATCTCCTCTCCTTTGTGCTGTATGTATTGGTATCATAAATAACATAAATGGTGGAGATACAAATTCAAATATTCTGTCCTCAAAGATAAATTCCTCAATACAGGAGGATAATCCTAAGATATAATCTGCGCCTGCATATAGAATTTCTTTTGGTACAGAAAATTCATAATCTTGAAATACTAATTGAAATAAGATATCAAAATATGACTTTAATTCTTCAGAAGGTGAAAGTTTAGCAAGTTCATCCAATAATTCATTTTCTTTTACTGTTCTGTTGAAATTGATTGAATTTAGGATTTCTTGAAAAGTACATTCTCTGCGATCCATTGATAATCCCTCCTTTTTATTTCTTCAAATATTGTGTTGAATGCTAAAATCATAATTTGTGAGATTCTTACTGCAGAAAGTAATGTGAATACACAATCTTCTAAAGTTAAATCTGAGGATTTTGATAACATTCCAGAAATTGTTGTATAGATTAATGGATAGAAGGTCATAAATCCACAATTGGGTTCAATTGGATATGCAAAACTTTGTTTGAATATATCTTTAATTAAGTTTGGATCAATTGCTTGTGCATATGGGAGAGTTAATAAAATTACTTGTACTCTACTATCTAAAATCAATTCTTCCTTATCTTCAGTTACTGAAACATATACATGTTTCAAAAATGAATTAGTAAATATCATTATTCGTTTTAAAAGATTAGATGGTAGATCTATCTCTTTAGGTGTATCAGATATTTCAGAAGATATCTCTCTGAAATTTGCTTGAAATCTTTGTAGCATTTCTTCTTCAATTTCTAATGAACTCATTACTGCAATTGATAGTTTCATTGGATATAAATCTTCAGTTGGATTTAGATTAAATTCCTTATTCATTTCTTCAAGTTGTTTTCTTGGTAATAATTCTTTTAAATCAGGATAAGTACTTAATCTTTGTTTGAATTCAAAGAAATCATTCATGATATCAAACATTTTGTTCAACCTCCTTTGTTTTAAAATTATGTTTTAAATGCAGAAGTATTTCCAAAGTTCATTGAATGCTATAAACCATAAGGAAATTACATTATCCAGAATTAAACGAGCTTGGTCTGGATCTTTATTGATTATCTTCCAGAATTGGTATGCCCAAATAATTATTCCTAAGTATCCGCATTTCTTTGTTGAGTTTTCCTTCCATACTTCTGTTATATAGTTTCCTAAATCAAAATCTGTTATACCTTGTGCTATGATCAATGGAAATAACAGGCTTTGGATGGTTTCATCATAGAATCTTAAGTATCTTACTCCATCGATATCCATTTTTATGCTTCGTAAGAATTCTGCTAAAATATAACCTAATACTTTCCTTGTACCTTTAGGTAAATTTAATTTGTATCCATTAATTTCATCGATATCATATTCCTCAAATTCTTCTGGTACTTCAATTTGGTTTAACCATTTAAAGATAGATTGTCCAAGATTTTCATCTTCTTTACGGGAAGTAATTGGAGGAGGATATTTTCGTAGAATATCAATGATATGGGTATCATTATGTTTTTGCATTTCTAAATTCACCTCCTTTTATTTCTGATAAATCTTGATTGAAAGATCCTGCATTATCACTATTAGTTCTCCTATTTTTCTTACTATCTCAATAAATTTTTCTTCAACTTCTTGATGTTTCTTATCTTTAAAAAGCTGATTTAGTTCCATGATTGCTTTCTTCATGTTTTCTAATTCCTCTAATAATACTGTGATTAGAGCTTCTTCCCTTCTTATTTTCATATTCTTCCAACTCCCTTCTTTTTATTTTAATTCATTATTACTTCTTTGACCATTAGATAGATTGTCACAAATGAAAGAAGTGGGACAAATATTTTACCTAATCTTAGAAACCAATATATCATTTCAGAAGTTCCAAATTGAAGAACTGCAAATACTAAATTTGCAAAGAATGTCATTATTAATGTGGTGAAGAGCATAAATTTAAATTTGTATCTCAAAATCCTTAAATTGAATCGCATTCTGGGAATTTTTTGTTTGATATATTCCCAATCACGATGATGCGGTACAATATATTCATTGAATAAAATATCCCAGATTGCATCAAGTCCGTTCTTTATTTTCTTGATCTCCTTCATTTTTATCGCCTCCTTCTGATTTTAATAATTCTTCCTCTTTTATCTTCATAATAACCTCAGACGTCCTTCTTAATTTTTTACCTAATTCAGTAAGTTCCTTCCAAGTTAGTTTCTTAATATCCAATGCCTTCTCAAGTTCTGGGAATTTAAATACATCAAATATTTCTTCAAACTTAGAGAGTATTATTTCATTTAATTTCTCAAGCAGTTCTCCTTTCTTCATTTCTCTTAATATTTCTAAGATTTCATCATGATCCGGACCGGATAGTTTAATATCCTCTTTTCTTTCTTCAATTTGGAAATTGGTTTCTGGTTTAATCAAGCAAATCTCCATAAAACTAATTGGTTCACCATTTTCATCTACCCAAAAACATGCTGTTTCTTCTAATTGAAGATATTTTGGTTTATCACGTTGAATTATTTTCCCAGTCTTTAGATCGATCTCTTGGTCTAATTCTATAGTATCTTTCACATAGCTTGAAATAAAATATAGATCATTCTCTATACAGATTAATCTTACATCACCTCGCCATAGTTTTTTAAATTCGCCGTCTTTGATTACTTTAGTTATCTTCATTTAGCTTTATCCTCCTTTCTTAAATTCTTTAGCTCTTTCTGAAGCTTTTCCCAATTCTCTAATATTTCTTCAATACACTGCTGAATTCTCCATGTTAAACCTATAATCCATTTTAAATCTCTATCTCCAGTTACTATTCTCCAAGTGCGATAACTTCTAAGTTCTAAATCATTACCTAATCCTTGTAAGTTTTCTAATAATTCGCTCCAGATTTTAACTTTCTTCTTCGGTAATTTTCGTTTTCGAGGCATTTTTATTTTACCTCCTTTTTTTCTAATGTACTCCTTTTTCTTTACTTAATTCATTTTCAAGCCAATCGATGATTTCCTCAATTATTTCATCTGGTAAATCTTCTTCACCACCTCCACCATAAATTGTTACCCAATCTCCATCAATTGGTACACAAAATACACGTTTTTTCCTTGACGAAGTTTTTACATCAACTACAAATACTTCTGCACCTAACATTGCATGTACTCTTTCCATTTCTTCTTTTGTTAGGTTTGCAAATTTAATTTCTGCCATCTTGAGTCACCTCCTCTAATTTCCATATTATTTTTTCTAATACTAACTGCAGAATTCCTAAGTCTGGGGGATGAATTATTATTTCATCCCCTCTTGAATAAACTGTTGTTTCATTAGATTTTAAATCTGATACTAATTCTCGATATAATGTTTTAAATTTTTCAATCCATTCATCATGATCCCAAATTGCACTATAAGGATTTGCATAAAATGGTTTGATTATTATTTCTGGGACATCTTTCGCTATCCTTAATAATTCTCCATGTGCAATATCTGCAATTGGGACATCAATCATACTTTTCTCATTACTGAAATCACGTTTTGCTATGATTTTGCTTGTTAAAACTCCTAAATCTTCATTTGGGTATTCAAATCTTAGATAAATTTGTAATAACATCATTCATCCCTCCTCCATTCTGTTTTCCAAATAATAATATTCTCCGGATATGGAGAAATGATTGTTAATTCTAAGTCTTTTAAATCAGAATAGATTGAAGTAGCTTTCATGGGAATTGAAAGATAGATATCTTCTTCTTTAAGTTTAAGTATTTCTGCTGAAAGGATTGATTTAATCATTTCTTCTGAGGGGATTAAGATTTTTAGTTCTATTTCTTGTGGGTAATCTATCTTGATTTGTAGTTCTGCTTTTATTTCACTGTACTGCGAATCATCCTTATATAGTAATATTTTTCGTTCTTGAAGAGGCGAGAAATAATGGAATGTTTTCAGTCTTTTAATCTCTAAATCTTCATCAACTATGAATCTGACACTCCATTTTATGTCTTCTAAAATAAATTCTCTATGTTCCTTTTCATCCTTTTTAAATCTAATCCCTAAAGCTTCTGCTTCTGCTAATGTTAGGTTTTCTTTATCTTTCTTCTTTAACATTGCAAATACTCCATCTTCAGTTATTGAGATTGAGATTAGTTTCATGTAGAATTCTAATTCCTTTTCAGTTGGTTTCCGCATTTTAATCATCTCCTTTCGATTTGAAATATTCTAATTCAATATCTGTTAATTCTAACTCAAGTACATCGTTTTTTGATTTGCTATATTGTTTGTGATAATATCTTCCATTTAGAAGAAGTCCTGAGAAGGTTAAATTATCATCTTCTACAAAGATGTATTCATTGATATAATCACTTAGATATTTCTTTAAGTATTCTCCATGCGGAATTTCTAATGTTGCTTTATCATCTGTAATTGTTAATATAAAAGTATCGATCTTGATGGGTGCTAAATCTTCTGTTTTTAATATCGCCATTTTAAATTCACCTCCTCTTTGTTTTATAATTATTCAAACCGAATATCTCCATCTAATCCTCCAAAGGTCATCCAGATATCTAACAAAGCATTCCCTTTATTTGTTTTTACTCGGAAAAATGTATAACCATCGCCTATTACTAAATCTGACAAAATTTCATGGAAGTCTGGTAAATTAAATATCTCGACATTTTCTGTTTCCTTTAAATGCTCTTTTAATAATTCTAGATCATGTTTTAAATCTTCTTCTGGAAACGATGCAGCCATTATTATTCGTTTTTTCTTCTTATCATGGAAAGCAATCTGGAAATCCTTGTCTTGATTTAAGAAATGTTTACCTAGTAATTTTTTCATCTTGAATTTGTTTGTTTTAATCCTCATTTTTAAAATTCACCTCCTAAAATCAATCCATATTCCTCCTTCTAATGAATACCATTTCTTATTACTTTTTCTAGGTTCGATGTTTATTACCTCACCTGAAATTTCTAATCGTATATCTTGCAATAAGATATCTGCATAAATTACATCACTGATTTCAATATCTGGATGTTTCTCCATATAAATATTAATTGGGAAAGCTCCTTCTTTCTCGATTTTGAAAATTTCAAGTTGTATTTCTTCACGTTCACCATCCTTTTTTACTAAAATTGCATCGATCTTCATTTTTAATCTACACCTCCTCTTTTTTTTTTTTTTTTTTTATAATCCGCTTTCGACCTCATAAATTTTTAGTTTTTTTGCTTTGAATTTTATATTTTCGCTCCAATCTGATTTAATCTTCACGCAAGTTAGTTTTATCTTATCAAAATATGTATTTTCATTCTCTACACTTGAATCAATGAAATCTGATATCAAAATTACATGCGTATCCTCTTCTAATTTTTCTTGTAATTCTGCTAAGCTTCTTGCTATGTTTGTATCACCGCCCGCAAATGCTAATTTCCTTAATTGTTCTTCTGAATTTACTATTAATTCATCCCTTAGTTTTGCATCGAAGGTATATACCTTCACTTCTTTTTTATTTGTTTTCTTTAATATTGCTCTCACTGCTGATAATGCTACATCTATAAATTCTTCCATTGAGCCTGAAGTATCTAATAAAATTACATAATCCTTACTTTCATGTTTTTCTTCTTGTTTTATGTTTATTAATCTTTGTTTCTTCACTTTTCCGTTTATTGCATCTAATATGAAGTTGTCGCCTCTAAATAAAATTTCTGCTAGGTTTGGTATCTCGCCTAATTTATATTTTGTGAATGTTATATCATAACCATCTAAATCAATTTCTTCATTTGTATAGATTTTTGTTTCATCTTCTAGTTCTATTTCTAGATTCATTTCAAATAATTCTACTGCAATGTATCGTTTTACAAATTCTTCATCTATTTCCCTATCTTTAAGTAGCTCTTCTAATTTCGTTGCTATGTTTCCTAAATGTTTCTCAGGATTACCTTTCATGCTACCCGGTCCAAAACTTTCAAAGATAAATGCTAATAATTTTGCTTTGTTTTCTTCTGGAATTCTTAAGTCTTTTATAATCTCCCATAGTCTGCTTTTCTGGAAAATTCTCCAAAAGTTTTCTGTTTCATCCATTGGATATATCATACCTTCACCATACATTAGTCCTACTACTTGATTTATTTTGTTTGCCATGAATAATCTTGATAATTTATCTGATATAGCTTGACCTTTCTTATCTAAGATTATCATTTTTTTCTTTCCCTCCTCTTCTTTATTTATTCCCATGGATTTTCTCCTTTGTTATCTTCTTCTTTCTTTGTTTCCTTTTCATCTTTCTTCTCTTCTTTTTCTTCTTCTTTCTTCGTTAAAAATTGAGGAATTTTGTGGATTAGAATATCCTTAATTTGATTCTGATAGCTTGTTATCTTATCTCTTAGTTCTTCTATTAGTTGATCGAATTCTGTTGAATAATTCTGTGAGAGTTTTATTTCACATTCTTTTAATCTTTCAAGCAGGTTATACAATTCAATTGGTTCAAGTAGTGTGAGATATGTTACTGAAAGTTCTTCTAAGAAGTTTCCGATTTCTTTTAGCTCATTTAGTCTCATTTTTGTTAATATCTCTTTCTCTATCTCTTCTACTTTGAAATCCAATGTAAATGCTAAAATCATTAGCATATCTTTCTCAGTATATCCCCGTAGTTTCATTACTTGATATAAATATTTTGCTTGGAGCTTTCTCCTATCCGAAGCATCTGAGAAGACTATTAAATCAATGATGTCTTTTGGAACAAATACACTTTCTGCTTCTTTTCTTATTTGTTCTAGTTCTTCTAATGTTATTTTTTCGGTTTCAAGATCGTTTTGGAAATCTTTTAAATTATATTCTTCTAATAAAGTTCTTATTTGGTTTTCGTTTAGTTCTTTGAATTGGATTTTGATTACAAATCGATCAAGTACTGCTTCTGTTGTTTCATTTAGTCTTTGATAATTCGATGATGCAATGAAGCAATATAACGGAACTTCTATAATTTCTTCTTTCATGAATTTCTTTTCATTCATTATTCCAAGAAATGCTCTTAATAATGCATCTGAAGCATCAAAGATTTCATCTATATAAATGAAGTTTGCGTTTAATATTCCTTCCCTTAAATATCTTATCCTGCCTTCTTTTTGGAAGGTTTTTAGATCAATCGGGAAGATTTCTTTTTCTTCTGTGAATTTTGTTATGTGATAAGTGAATTTGTTCCCTTCATATTTTCTTAGTGTTTCATTTACTAAATGTGTTTTTCCTACTCCGGGTTTACCAATTAAAAGTACTGGTAATCCCGCTTCAATTCCTGCTGTTAATGCTTTTCTTTCAAGTTCCCTTCCTAATAGTTTTGCCATTTTACATACCTCCTTTTAGTTTATTTTATATTGCCCTTAGCCATGTTTCCGCAGCGGAAATCATCGTTAGAAATATAATGAATTTTAGAAGTGATGGTTCTAATTCTTTTATGGAAGTGTAATAAATAAATTCTTCCCTCAATTCATCAAAAAATACTTTGTTTAATCTGCAAAGGAATGTGATTTTGTTTTTAAATTTTTGTGATGAAGTGTCTATCCCCGATAAAAATAATCCTGCCATAATATCACCGTTGTCTTTAAATATAAATTCATCTCCTTTTCTGCGAACTTTTATCATAAAAGAATGACCGCTTGGAAGTATTTCGAAAGGGAAAACTAATGAATAATCTTTATCTTCAGGAAGGTTCTCTAAATAGGAAAGTGCTTCTTTTATTGACTCGATTTTCTTGAAATCGTAGGCTTTCATTATTGACCTCCTTTCTAAAATTTTCCGATCAATATTTGGGTGAATATATAGGGTCGTTGTTTAATATATAGCAGTGTTGGGTAATATATAGGAAAGTGCTTTAATTTCTCTACGATTTTAGACCTACTGTAATAATTTAATCCTTTCCATTTGTGTACAATTTTTGTACATCTACAGTAAATTAGTAGGTTTTCCTTAATTTTTGATACACAATATATTGTATGGCTTTGGAAGCCTCTTTAATTCTTTTCTTCTTGAAGTAGGGGGTTGTAAGTTGTTGCATTGTAATATTTTATGGATAAAGTTAATAACTGTTAATTTTTGTTGTGCATCGTTTCTCTATAAATATTTAATCAAATCGTATTTTAATATATGGGGATTTTTAGTAAAATATAGGGCTTTTTTCTAAAATATAGTATTATGGTCTAAATTCTTAAAAGGTATTCATTTTGGGGTTAATTATTAAGTAGTGTGTTGTGTACTATATGTTGTATATTATAAGTGTTGTGTTTTTGTACATGTGAGATATTTCTCCGTAATATATTTCTCACATTTGAGTGTTTAAATATATTATAGGGAAGTACCTTTTATGTGTATTTGGGGAATATCTCTATATTTTTATAAGGAAGTCTCTATTTTTCTATTTATATATATATATTGATTGATTGATTGATTGATTGATTTCTATATATATATAGATGAAGTTATTAACAGTTATTAACTTAAAATTTTTTAATAGTAGTGAACCCACCCACAACCAACCTTAAAATTTTTTAGTAGAGCAATAATTTCATTCCCCAAGTGTTTACAAATACTTCAAACAAAGATAGAAGCGTTTATACATAGGTTAAATTTCTATTCCTCGGTTTCGAAATACTCAATTACTTTGTCAAAAAATTTTAAAATTTCTTTGATTTGGTCTATCTCCTTAAGGCTTAAATTCATTACAAGCCAGATTGGCAAATCTTCCATATCTCTCCTCAATACTTCATCATATTTTTCCAAAAATTCTTTCATTTCCCTTGAGAATATTTCTAATTTTTCTTGCATACTCTCATAAACTTTCTTTAGGTTCTTAATCTTTTCGATAACAATCTGCTTCTCTGCATAGAAATTATCCATTTTAAAATCCCCCCTTTTCTTAATTATTTCGAAACAAGATATTCATTTAGTTTAAAATCCTTTACTCCAATCATCTGTATAGCAACTTCTCCCTCAATTGGTGGAGTAATTTCTATCTCAATTTCAAATAAATATTCTCCATTGATGCGGATAATTTTCCCAACAAATTTCTCAATAGAATGATTAGGTTTTGCGAAGGATCTCAATACGGGCTGAAGACCGAAAATATACGGACTTTTGAACTGA